ACCTCCTATCTAAATCCTTACGCCTAATCGCATACAAATTGTTCTCGCATCACAGAATATAATCCAATTCTCATAGGTGTTATTATCTAAATAATTCTTCTTTGCCTGCTTATAATTAGCTAATGCTTCTTCTTTACTCATATACATACTGTTTACCTCAACTTTCTTTGTTTCTTAACTTCTGTATACAGTATAACATATTGTAATACATATGTAAATAATAAATTTAAAAAAAATTAAAAAATAATTTTGCAATTTAAAAATTCTTCTTGTAGGTCATTAATATCTCGTTCATCTGTATATACAAGTTCTTTTATAATTTTTCCGTGTACATTTTTTCTGAATCTTTCTGTTCCTTTTCTCCCTGCTTCGTCTGGGTCAAATGCTAAAATGTAAGTTCTCACAGGGAGTTTCTCCAATATCTTATATTGCTTTTCGTTACCTGTTCCAATTAATGCCATAGCAGGCTTTCCATATTTCCAACACGTCAAACAATTTAAAAAAGATTCTGTAATATACGCTTCCTTATAGTCTCCAGACATAAATCTATATCCTTGATATACTGGTTTATCCTTTTCTTTCGGGAGTCTGAAAAATTTGCTTTTGACACTTCTTCCTGCAACAAAGACACATCTTCCTCCAATGTCTCTAACTGGGAATGTAATTTCTTTTCGTTCTCTGTCATAACCAATATCAAACCTTTCTATAATTTCATCTGTTAATCCTCTTTCATACATATAAGGATGAATATATCTATATTTGTCTAATTCTTCTTCCGAAATATATGGCGAATCTTTTCCGAAATCCAGATAACTAGATGTAGTCCTTGAACTATAAGGTACATTAAAGCTATTGGAACTATCGTGAATAGAGCCACTTCCATCAGCATATATCCCAGTAGTGCTAAAACCAAAAATACTTCTCTTAACATTTATTCCCTCCAATATATTAGGTCTTGTTTCAATCTCAACTGAATTGAATCTCTTAACAAGCCAATTTTTTCCAAACTTTCCTGCATCCTGGTATCCAAATAATTCAGATACCATTTCTTCGATAGAACCACTCCATCCACAAGCGAAGCAGTGACATTTATCTTTTTCTCCACTTATACCAAATGATGGTTTCCTTTCCTGTCCTTGCTTATGGAAGGGACAGTTCGTTTGAATATTAGACCCATTAGGTCTGAAAATATGAAATCTATCTATACCACGAATAGCTAATTCCGACTTTAACACATTGAGAATAGTCTGGGTATCTGTCTGCAATATTATATCATCTAATCGTAACATTAATATTCCTCCCCACGAATCTCGACATCAGCATAGCGTCTTCTTAATTCTTGAGCTTTTTCTTCATCTTGCTCACCCTTTTCTGGCTGTGGGATATATTCGAAAGTTCCTTTATCTGTATCCCATAGATACACCCATTTAAGTCCTACTCTTGCATTTCTGGACTTAACATTCTGTATCTGCAAGCCTACTTCTTTCTGTTGAATTGAAAGAACCACAGATGCATTATAGGCTATTCCATCACTATCCCTAATATTCTCCAATTCCAAATCTTCATTCTGTGTTCCAGCTCTGTTGGACTGAACAACCACTAATATAGGTATTCCTAAATCTATGCTTAACTGCATCAGGTCTTCGCTGATATTGGTTAGCTGAGTGGTTTTATTGTCACCACGCTGCATACGTTCATCTTTTATGTAACTAATACCATCTATAGCTAATATATCCAATTCATTATTTTGACACCAAGTCTTCAGTTTACTGACCGTGACGTTATTATCAAAATCACGTAAGGAACTAACATAGAATGGAATATCTGACTGAGATAAATGATTGATATACTTATCATAGCCTTGTATATCATCACCCCTGTATAAGGCTTGTGAACTTATGTTTTGGTGTACTGTATCAAATCTAAATCCTGTTTTATTTGCTGACATTTCGGGTTCAACCAACCCTACTCGCATCTTCATCTTCCAGGCGTGTTCAAGCATCTTAATGATAACCCAAGATTTTCCTTGTCCAGTTCTAGCAAATAACACTACTAATTCTTCCCCACGATGCCAACCACCTAAATCATCATCAATCTCCTTGAATCCACTGGGGATAAATTTAACATCTTTATTCTTTTGAGTATCCTGCCACTCCCTAAAACGGTCTTCACTGTGCTTTATAATATCAACACCTATAGAATCTGTATTTATATTCAAGTCGTCCATATGTGACTTCAAATAATCCACAGCTTCATATGAATCCGTCTGTAATAATTCAGCTAACTTGGTAATTATTGGAACTGACTTTGAATATAAATGCTCCTCACGAAAAGTCTTAACGAGATATTCGTCAGATTCATTCACATTCAATATGTCAAATTCGGGGAAATCTGAAAGGAATGTCTCCTTGTCAGGAACATTACCATACTTCGCTATATGCTCTGCTATGTATTCATATTCCTCGCTATACTGATTAAAATAATCAGCTGTAATATTATTATCCTGCAGGATAGATGTGCTTCTTCTCTCAAGTATTCTGTTTAATATCTGTAATTCTACCATAACTCCCTCCCATAACCTCTTTCAAATATTTCAAAAGTTGGAGATTGTATTATGTTAAATAATACAAGAATTTTTGTGAATATATGGTCTTTATTATGTTTTCTCCACACATTCCAAGTTTTAAATCTATGAATAAATCTCATCAGTATTTACCTCTCTTATCATTTTCTTTTAATTCTATAATCGTGGAGCAATTATAGATTCGACTTGCTAAGCGTTCTCCTAACATATCCTGCAATTCATTGAAGTTTCTATTGCTTGTATATATATTACTCTTTCCAGCATTAATTCTTCCATCTATGTATTGTAACAATATTTGATGTTCATATCCTGTCGCTGTATTATCACCAATATCATCCCATATGACTAAATCTACGGAACTAATTAAATTACAAAGCTCCTCAAAGCCTTCTACCTTTTGCGAAATAAAACGCTTACAAGAATAAAGGAAGTGTGGAACGTTCACATATAAGGCTTTACATTCAAGACAACTCTCTGCCCATATTTCGTCAAAATACCTATACATTAATCGCACTGCCCAGCTTGTCTTACCATTACCACAGTTATGAGAATAAAGATATAAATTATTTCCACCTGCAACAAATTCTAAAATATCATCACTAATATCAGTCAATTTTTGAAAACTTTTTAAGTCTTTGTCACCACAAGATAAAGGCTTATATTCCCATAACGCTTCAGGAGCTCGTGACAAATGAAATAAAGTATATACAAGGTTGTAACGAATACAACTTTCTGAACATTTATTTCTACACTTATTTCTATACCAACACTTATTAATATTCATCTGTTTCTTCCACCATTCCTAAATAGTTTCGGGTCTCCCTCAAGGATTCCAATGTAGCATCTATAGTTTCTCGCTGATGTTCTAATAGTTTAATTGTAGAATCGAGTTCCTCAGGTAACACTGCCAACCAATATCCATCTAAAGTAGTTGAGCATATAGGGTATCCATCGTCTCTTAGATACTGAACCAATCTTCTTATAACCCTTGGGCTAACCCCTACCCGATAAGCTAAATCTTTACACTTCACTGCATTCTTTCTTCCGTTGGGTATATGGTCAAGAGTTAAACTCTTGAGATATGTTAAATTGTCCTTACTGTTCATCTTCATCTTTGTCACCTCGATCCTTAAACAAAATCAAAATATCTAATACAGCTATAATTCCTATTGCTAACACAAGTAGCAATAATTCAATATCCTCTAAATTCATATATTTTCCTCCTTAAAATTCAAAGTTCTGGTCAACTTGTGGTTCCTGCTCATCTATAGATACCCTGTAGCTGTTAGAATTTTGCGTATTCTCGCCTTTTAGCCACGCTGGGTCTATATTAACATAGCCTTTATTTAAAGATAGCTGTATGGCGTTAATTTGCGTGGTCTGATTATATTTAGCTAATACGCTCAAAGTCGCTTCTATTTTTTCGTTAGTGACCAGCCTACCATTATCAATTAATCCGCTAAAGAATGTACACACCAATTCTATAACATTTTCAGCTAAATCATATTCAAGACATTTTTTCGCTATATAGTCAAGTTTCGCATCTTTTTTTGAATTTTTTTTATTTTTTATTTTTTTAGTATTTAATTCTTTAGTATTTTGTTTATTAGTATTTAATTGTACTTGATTCTCTATAGGTTGATTTTCAAGGGGTTGATTTTCTAGCTCTTGTTTTTTATGTTCTTGTTTGCTTATATTCTGTGGTTGTTCGAATACATTATACACATATTCAATACGTCCTGACTCAGTTTCGTTCGGCATTAATTTATCTATGCGAATATAACCAAAATCTTTTAATTCCTTTAGAGCAGATTTAACAGCTGTTTCGTTCTCTTTACATATGGCTATAAGACCTGCTAGTGAATAATCCCAATCATCAGGTAAGGATAACATTACTGAAAGAAGTCCTTTTGCTTTCAAGCTCATATTTTTATCTTTTAGGTGATAGTTACTCATCACTGTGTAATTTTGATTTTTGTGTGTTCTAAATATTGCCATATATAGCCTCCTTAAAGTTAAAAAATCCTTGATATAATTAGGTGTACTCTTCTATATGATTGTAGTATAGACAGGTAACAAATCATAAAGATAACGGGGGTGAATACACCTAATTATATCAAGGATTATATTTTCTAATATGTTTATTTAATTATATTACCTGTCTATACCACATATAATAACATATCTGTTATCTAATTACAACATTAATTTTTTATTTAATGTTTTCTAATTCTTCAATCTGTGCATCTACTTCTGCATTCAATTTAGCCCACAGCTGTTCACGAGCATCTGCTACATTGTCAATCTGTGAAACGTCCCATTCTTCCTCAGCAATGAATTTAAAATAGTTATCACCTTTTTTGATTGTTGCTCCTGAAGTGTAACGTAAAGATACAACTTTGATTTCACCATTAGATTTTTCAACTTCTTTTTCTGTTGCTTTATTTTCCTTTGATACTTTTGTACCTGACTTTGATTTTGGCTTATTTTCGACTTTTTCTGTATTTGTTGTAGATTTACTAACCTTTTCATCTTTCTTCTTGTTTTGAGTTGGTTTTTTAGTTTCTGTTGTAGGTCTTGCGGGTACCTCTTCTTCTGGTGGATTCATTGTTCCTTCTGCAACGTCGTTTTTATCATCTTCTGTTGGTTCTGTATCTGGTTCGGTTTTTTCTACCTGCACTGACTCTGTTCCAGCTTCATACCCTGCACATTTCTCACAACTTATAACATTACCTTCCATTTCCATCTGGATACCATCGCATCCTTTACAATATTCATCATTGGCATCTCCTGCCCACTTACATTTTAACATTTTTAATTCCTCCTTATTTAACATTCCAGCTATATCCGCATTGCTGACATATAGCGGTCTTCTTCTTGATATATTTAGTTTTTGATGTGGATTTTCTTTTCGGCACTAAAAGCCATAATCCACAGGTGCATAAGACTAACGTCCATCTAATTAATAGATAGAATATGTTATTCTTATGGGTTTTCGTTTTGCCTTTATTAGCAGTTAGACTGATTTTCACATCATTTGAACCGCATTTTGTACAGTTCATATTCTACACATCCTTTCTTTTTGATATTCTTAATGTAGTTATGGATTTAACTATTTTAGCTTTAACTAAATCGTTAGGGTCAAAATCTCCATTATAGATTAATTTTTCCAAAGCATCTTCATCAATATACTCTTTCTGCTTAATTACTGTAGCAAGTAAAGGTCCTCCTAATTTAGATTTAATAATTTCAATGGCTAAATCTTCATTCAAGGATTCTTTATTTGTTATAGATAAAGAAGCAGTATATTTATCTGATGACGCATTATTAAGGTTGTGCTCCTGCATATAAGACTTAATATTTTCATTCAGAACATTATTGGATTTCTTTAAGGCATTTTCTTGGTCTTTACCTTCCTTATAATGGTCAATCAGCTGTTCCAATATTGATGGACTTGTTCCATTACGTCTGCTCATTTTATTTGTCCTCCTTTTTCTTTCCTAAAATTCTTGTTCCACGTTGTCCCCAGCTATTGATAGCATTAAATTCCGCCATACAACCTTTATATTCATTACGAATTGCTTGTTTGAATACTTCAAGAGACTGCACAGCTTCATAAGTAAAAAATCTTGTTCCTCTCCCATCTGTGGTATACTCTGGAAGACTTAATCCAGCTGGTTTTTCATAGTTTTCATCTTCCCACCATTTATACCACATTTTGAGGGTCTTGGTGGAAACATCTATAATCTGTGCTGCCCTAGCAGTTGAAAAACGTTCCTGCACTTTCACTTTATATCACCTCCTTTCTAATACTTCACTGTTTAGTGTCCTAGTGCTATAGCCATATTATTTTCATCCTGTTCTTTAGCTATTTCAACTAATTCATCAAATGTGGTTTCTTTTTCGAATGCCATATCTTCAAAGTCATTCTTAAATGTGTAAACTTTAAAGAATTTTCTATTGATTTTAGCAGCATATGCATATATTCCATTACTGTAATTTCTAACTGGCTCTACTAACCAATCTTTTAAATATACTACTTTATTATTATCAACTACCAGCACTGGGTTACCCTTGATGTATTTAATATTATTAGTGATGATTGTTACATTATCATCATCAACATAATGGTTAAATGTGAAGTATTTGTTAGATTTATGTTTAACTTCTCCGAAAAACTTTTCGATATGTTTTGCCTTTAATCCTTTAAGATATTCACTGTAATTACTCATATTTATTACCTCTTTTCTTTATCAATTACAGTTATATTGTAATACATATAATTAAAAATTGCAAGTGTTTTTTATAAATTTTTAAGACAAAAGGAAATTAATATCATCTACAGATATTTTTCCATCCACCAGAGCTTCTGCCATATGACCTTTCTTTTCCACTAATTCTTCTATACGTTCATCTATCGTATTCTTGCAAACCAGTGTAATTACATTAACTGTTCCCTGCGTTCCTATTCTATGAGCTCTATCTTCTGCCTGTGCTTTTAATGCCATATTCCAAGGGCTGTCAAGGAATATAACATTCTGTGCAGCTGTCAAGGTTAAACCTGTACCCATAGCCCCTATTGTTCCAATTATAATTTTACAATTTTCATCAGTCTGGAATCTGGTAACTTCATTCATTCTATCATCTGTTTTGATACCACCTGTGATATAAGCAGGATTATAAGCAGATAACTTCTGCTTTGCTATTGATGTCATAGATTCCCAGTTGGAGAAAATAATAACCTTCTGTCCACTTGATGTAATTTCTTCCACTAACTGCAGCATTCTGTCCATCTTAGCTGATTCTTGTACTGTATCGGATAGAATACCTGTCCACCCTGTAGCTTGTCTTAATCTAATCATCATAGATAGAGGATTATTGGCAAATTTAATTTGCTGTAATTCGCTCATAACACCACTATAAACTTCTTTATATATTTGAGCTTGCTTTGGTGTCATATCTACATATTCAATCTTCCTAATTTTTTCAGGTAAGTCTAAAACCTCAGTCTTTAATCTCCTTAGCATTACTTCACTCATTAAAGCTCTTATTTCCTCAAGGTTCTTATAACCAACAATTTCAGAACCACCCCAGCCACCTAATGTGCAGTAGTGTTGCTTGAATTGGTAGAAGCTATGCTGTTCATACCCTAACCAATGTAGAGGGAAATATAAATCCAAAGGTTTATTCATAAGTGGAGTTCCACTCATTGCCACCATATACTCTGCTGTTACATTTATCATTGCTCGGCTCTGTAGTGATGTTGGTTCTTTGGATTTATGGCATTCATCGAAGGCTATCATAGATATTATTCCTTTATCACATAATTCTTTTAATTTTTCTGCAATAGGGAATTTATATTTAGTTTTACTAACTTTTTCTGCCATTGCCCTCAAGGTCTCAATATTAGTAATTAAATACCTGCAATCAGGCAAATTATTCAAATCATCTAATTTATCCTTATTAGTTCCCTCATAGGCTTTTCCAGTTCTTTTTCTATATCTTGTTCCAAGAACCCATCCTTTTTCGTCTGAATGTGTTTCAATTTCAGATTGCCAGTTATACTTTAAGGAATTAACTCCACATATAATAAGGACTTTATTAATATTTTCTGTTTTTTCTAAACAGCCTACTAAATCTATAATTTGCTTTGTTTTTCCTAATCCTTGGTCGTCACATAGCAAAAATCTTTTTTTATTTAGCCCAAACCTAACACCATCAAGCTGATGTGGAAAAGGTTTTGTTTTAAAGGTATAATCCTTAGGTATATCCAGCTCAAATTGCTCTTTCCTTAAATCTTCATATACACCTGATATATGAATTTCTTCATTTTCAAATTTATTACACAATCCTATAATACTTGTCACAGGTATCTCCCATACTCTTGTATCAGGATGATAAATCCTAATCCCTAAGGATTTAATATAATTTATAATCATCCCATTATAAGGAAAAGATACAAAAGCACTTTTGGTGACTAATATATTATCTTTCAATTTGTCTGGTGAATCTATTTTTATATTAATCATTTTAATCCTCCTTACTTCTTATTCCTGGACAAATGTCCAGGAATAAATTATTTTAATAATAGTAATAGAAATGGTGAACTACTAATTTAATAGCTTTTCTTAATCCACATTCCATATCTGAAAAATCACTCCATCTATCTGTGCCAAAGAGTAAAAGCCCCATATCACTAATCCAACCATTAACATCTGTTATTATAATATTATTTTCAGATGATACTTCAATTTTAAATTCAATATCTTTATCATAATCATTTGTAATCACAATAAGGTTGTGAGTGTTTTTTATGACTTCCCATTTAATTTCATTGTTTTTGTTTCCCTCATTAATTACGTCTAAAATTTGTTTCTTTGTCATAGTGTTACCTCAACTTTCTTCGTTTTTTAACTTCTGATTGTATTGTAATACATATACAACAAAAATGCAAGTGTTTTTTCGAAAAAAAAATAAAGGGAATATAAAATTCCCTTTATCCTATAATTGTTGTTGAATTTATGCTTGATATGCTATCAATGAATTTATGGAAGATATTTCTTTCATTCGGGTCGGAGCAGGTGTGATACAACTCGCTTAGCATCTTATAAGTTGAATCTAACATATTATTAAGATTAGTTATATTCCTATCTCGCATATAGGTTACAAATAAGTTCTGAATATCAGATATTTGCTCGTCTATATTACTTTCAGGAACCAAATCAACTTTATCTGTCAACTTATCCCGCACAATATATAAACTGGCTAATTTGTTACAAGATGTATAGGTAGCTTCTCCTTGTTCTAACTCTTGTATTGCTTCTTCTATCTCCTTAATATCTAGCATATATTCACTCCAATTTTCTCTGTTTTATGTTTATATTTCTCGTGCAGTTCGTCTTGACACAGATATATAGCATCCAAGTCATAATCTATGGCTTTCAACTTTAGTCCTTCACGCTCTGCATATTTCAGTTCACCGTCTACATCACAGATTAATTCCTTAACCTTACAAGCAGCAGCGATTTCACCTATATCACACAGCTCCTTATACATCGATTCATATAATGACTTTGTTTTCTTCTCCCAGTCAATCCAAGTAGATATTCCAGTTTTCAAGGCGTTCTGCCTTGTAGCAATATCAACATCCATACGACTATAATTATACCAACTTTCAGGTATAATCTTAGGAGTATCAATAGGTTCTTTTTTCACTAACTTATTATAATGATTGATATAGTACCTTTGTACTTTTCGCATACAGTAGGACTCGCATAAATAATGATATTCGTGACATCTTTTATAGCCGTGAAGGCTTAAAAAATCATAAAAGTTCGCTAATTGTTCGTGAACCATTAAGCCCTTAATCTGATGTCCGACTATTTTGGAAAAAATCTCACCTATGGTCATTCTTCACTACCTCCATTCTATTAACAGATTTTAGTTACTACTATATTTGTGTCAGCGGTAATAGCTACTCCAGTGTTAATGAATTGGAGAATAGTTGGTGCATCACAGCAACAGCAAGAGTTATTATCCTTAACCTGTACTAATGTTGTTATCGGCACATTCACTGATGTTGTAGTAGTAGCTCCTGTGATTGTTGTTGTAGCCTGTGGCTGAGGAACTCCATTCTTTGTCATTTCAATGGTGACTGCACCAGCTGTTCCAGCTAAAGCTACAGCATTAAAGATGACCTCATATACTCCACATTTATTAAGCTGAATAGAATTAACACCATTCAACTCTACTGTTTGTCCTTTCTTCAAGGTTACCCCTGTAAATGGAACTATTCCTGTTGTTGCAGGAATTGCCTGATTTTTAGCATATGCTTCTATCATATTCTTAACTCCTTTCTAATTAAAAAGAGGAAATACTATATTAGCACTTCCTCTGTGATTGACGTACTAATACGCTCGTTTACTTATAAACTTAAACATTCTGACATCCACAACCTGTACCGAATACTGGGCTGAATCCAGCTGTGTAAGTTGTTGCATTCGGATATCTGATTACACCACACATAGCGGACTGAAGCTGGAGCTGATTAACCTGTGCCTGTAATGTTTCAATCTTATTCTGCTGAATAGCGTCAAGCACTTTCTGAGTCTGCTCAGTTGTGTTCGCATTAATAGCAGCTGTATTGATTGCATTGTTATAATTTACTCCATCAATAGCTCTCTGTGTTGTGCAGCAACATTCAGCTAACTGCTGTTGTGTTGCACCGAAGTTTCTTAATGTTTCATATCCAAGATTGCAGATACCATTCTGTAATCCCATATAATCTGCCTGTAAGCTATCACTTAATCTACCCACTGAGTTCTCAAGGTTGTTGAAGTTCATAGCATTACATAATCCAGCTTCTGTAACTGGTTCTCCATTCATTGCAGGACCTCTGTTTCCAAAGAATCCACCTCCACCAATGAGTAAGAGAATTAATAAGGCGAAAATCCACATTCCGCCATTTCCACCACCGAACATACCGTCGTTCTTATCTGTAACGGCTGCGATGTCAGCTAAAGATACACCTTCGTTCATAGCGAATCTCCTTTCATTAATTTTAATTTATATGAATTTGCAAATTCCTTATTTTAACATTTTCATAAATTCGTCCACGTCAATTCCTTGTTGCTTACAGATGTTTCTTACCATCTGTTCTGCATTCATCCCTTTTCCTTGTAGCATTGACATAACATTCTTAACCTCACCCATATTATTCATCATATTTTTAGCTTTATTTAGTATTTGTGAGTTTATTTGATTTAATGGATTTTGATTCTGAAATAAGCTGCTTGCCATTATCTAACACCTCCTGCTTAAATTGCTCAAATTCTTCTCTGCTAATAAAGTCGTTACCTTGATTAGTAGGCTGTTCTATTGGGGCAAATCCAAAAGTCCTAATTGTTGGAAATCCTGCTCCATCCGTAGACTTTATATACATTACATCTTCACTACTGTCAAATAAAGCGACTGTGCTGTTAGGTTGCATCTGATACGCCTTAGCCCCATCCATTCCTGTCACTCTTATAAGATTGTTACTCATCTGATTCTGCATCGCGTTATAATTATTCATATAAGGGTTAGGTGTGTTCATTGGGTTGTTCAGTGTGTATGGACTGTTTACCATCAATGGATTTGTATTCATCATTGCCATTTCCAAACTCCTTTCTGATATAATCATTAAATATAAGCAATCCCTTAGTTAGAATAACTGGTTCTAGCCTATATATGTCATTTCTGTTCATTTTGCTCCTCTTTTATTTCTAGCACTGCTACAAGTACCTTTATAATATGAAGGACTGGTATATCCTGCAGAGCTTTATGTTGAATTAATAATTCTAAAAACTCTCTGTTCATATACCAGCCCTCCTTTCTCTCTTGTTATATTTAAATTGTAACAAAAAAGACACATTATACAATGTGTCTTAAATGTAGTAAAAATGTAGTAAAAATGTAAGGGATTAAAGAACCTTAATAATCTTCTTGTTTACTTTTTGGCTTATGCGTCGGGCATAATCAATAGATATACAGAGTTTATCAGCTATGGTCTCAAGTGTTTCGCCTGAACTTCGCATCTCGAATAAGTCACGTTCCAGATTCACGAAGTTGCAGTTCTGTCGTAAGTAGTCCAACTCAGGTGCTGTGAAATCTGATATAATCATCTTCTTCTCCTCCGTCTGTTCCTATTTCTATTAGTCGCTCCAGAACGGTGAGGTGGTCGTCTTGTACGTCTGACAACAACTCTAACAGTTTTAATTGCTCTCGCCATCTATACTAACCTCTCCTTCATCATTAATTATAGCGTTACCATTATCCTCACTATCAGCATCATAAGTAGTAGTTGTGTTTTCCGTTGGTAGATTCCAAGCATACAACCAAGCGATATTACTAGCGAAAAACATAATCAACACAATTATAAATGCGATGAACCATTTTCGCATATTTGATTTAAGCTGATGTAGAAGTTCCATTGCTAATGTATTATCTTCCATCTTTTGCGTCCTCCTCTAAATCTTTTATTCTGTAGTTACTTGATTTAATTTTATTATCTAATAATTCTACAGCACCTTCAAGCTGATAGACACGTTCAATCATATTATTATGCTTGTCTTGCTTCTCTTCAAGTTTGCTCACTCTATATTCTATTAACGCTGTAATCTCCTTATTATGACGTTGGTTTTGTAACCACACGCCAATTATAGTTCCGCCACAAGTAATCAAAGCTACGATTATCTCTATCAATTTTTTAAATCTCCTTAGTTCTTTTGAGTCTTATCCATTTGCCGTCGTACTTTCCACCCATTATCTTGCCATACTCAGTTTTATTTACTTTTTTGGTTTGTCCTAAAGCTACAACAGTATTCTTTGGTAATTTTGCGATTTTCTTTGTCTTTGCTAATATTTTAGGTTCTTTTCTTACAACCACTTTCTTAACTGTGGTCTTCACCTTCTTAACTGGTTTCTTAATAAGGAATAAATATTTCACATACCTCTCCCATTTATCTCTTGTTGTCTTTTCACATTCAGACCTGCTACTCCAAGGGTCATAGATGTAAATGTGGTCTTTAGTTACTTTACGGACAAATACATAATGACCTGATGTAGTCCATATAGATTTACCCATACAAGCTATTCCAACATATTTGTCTGATTTAATCTTCTTTAAGAAATCTGTTACAACTGCTGCATTTTTCTTTCCATATAAAGAAGTATAGTTTAACTGTACAGAATTAGAATAACCATAATGCTTCAATGCCTTGACCATACCTGAATAATATGTACCTGAGCCGTGACAAGAACAACCATTATCTTCCATCCATTTTGCTGTTTTTGCTGGTGTAATAGATGGGTCTAAATCATATACTGCATCTGCGATAGATGTAGGTCCACAACCTTGTGCTGAAATAGTACCACCTGAATAATAGTTTTTACCCCATTTAACATCTTTCTGTTTGAAATTCTTATATCCCATTTATTCTTCCTCCGTGAATGCTTTAATTATTAAATTCCATATAGCAGTTAAACCTGCAGAACCAAAAGCTATGATAGCTGTCTTTGCGTCAACATTACCTAAAGCCTGAACAGCTACAATACCTGCAGCTATAAATGTCTTTCCCGTTCTTATAAGAATATCAATAATCTGTTTCTTTGTTATTTTGCTTAATTTCATAGTAGCACCTCCTTATTAATTACAATATTAACATAAACATAAATAAATTACAATTAGTCAATGTGCCAGACAGGAATATCTCCGAGCCTTAAAAAAATCGGATTCGGTATATTTCCATATATAGTTAGAATGCCTGAATGATTTATCTCATAGTAGACTATGTATTCAGTGCCTTTATATTCCAAACTTTCTTTCCAACTATAGGTTGTCTTAGGTGCGAGTTCGTGAGGCAATGTAAGTCTTGTTGGATGAGCTGCATCCTTCCCAATCATTCCATACTGTACGCCCTCTAATTTAACACTTGTTCCGCTTAATCTTATACTGAATGGCTCAAGAAACTCTTCAGGTGGACCTGAAGCTTTATTGAAATTTTCAATTATAATTAAATCTTCTCTTGATTGCTCTGGATACCATTTTAGAAATAATGGTTGTATGGCTTGAATATTCAACCCATCTATCTTAACTCTATAAAGTGGCATAAAATCATCTACAGCATCTGTGACAAGTATATCGCCTACTGAATATGGTGGGTCAACATAATCTTCACCAGCTGTTCCTGTAACGACAGAAAATTCTGCTTTCTCAACACCAGTAGAAAAATCCTTGCTGTATTTAATTCCTATGATGTCGCTTCGCTTATTCCCAGATATGCCTACATTAATTGGAATGTCCTCGTAGTCGTGATAACCCATTCCTATCAATCTGCCTTGATTGATAGCATACCCATCATTGATTCGTATTGATGTGTTGCTGTTAATAGCATACTTGAACATATTTCCAATCCCTATCACATACTTTCCAGTTCCTGTTATTAATGCATTGATTATAGCGTCTTGATGAGCTCTTATATGTGGTTTCCCTGCGTATCCTGTGACTAATTCTAATCCCATATTCTTACCTCCTAATAATTAGTTAATTCGTTATCATCACCTAACTCATATTGAACAGATAACTCACCGTCATCTATACTTACAATCTTTTTAGTTATTGGTGAAGTTATAGATATATTTGTTCTTGGTTCTGTAGCACCTACAATGTCTCCAACATCATAGTACTCTTCATCTGGACCAAAAGAGCTTTCACAAGTATCTAAGCTCCAATACTGCTTGAGCTGTTCAATTCCCCCAGCTACAAGTTCAGCATAGTTATCCTGTACTTTCAAGTAGTACATACCTGAAGTAAACTTTGGAATAATCTCCAAATTTGTCTTAGCATAGTATTTATCCTTGACCCAATCAGGACTGCTAAGCACTTCATTTTTATAATAGTATTTTCCGTCCACGTACTTTGGAGCTTTGTCCACTGAAATCTGTGTATAAAATGGACGCCACTTACTCTTCGACCACGAACTGAACTCTGACATTCTAACATCAGGAACAGGTCTCTGGTCTATATACTTCTCAGGGTTTTTCACTAGTTCAGAAATCTTAACAAATTCAGATTTAACCAGTTTTCTTTTTCCAATCTGTTTAGCCTTAGATTTTTTCATATCAGCTGCTGACATTTTGGAACGTGTTTTAACTATATATGTACGCCACACTGTAATATCCTTAGGGTCTAGCATCTTCAACTCGTAGGTGTATTCGTAGTGTTTGATATGTACATAGTAATTTCCCTTATTGGATTTCCAATCAGATGGGCGATATTTGAGTTTTCTATGTACGGACTTCTTGACTGTTTCAATAGGCTTATAAGTAATACTTAACCCATCTGAATATTTATAATAATAGTTAGAATAATTCTTTCTCCAGCCCTTTGGCATATCATTAATCTTGACATAATTTACATCCTTATGTACATAATTCTCGTCTAAATTTTTATACGCATCATCTCCTTCTGAACCCTTCTCTTTATAATAATATTCAGAATAGTTCCAGTTCCAGTCTAATGGCTTATTGGATAGTAACTCATATGTCTCCTTAAACTCTCGCTCATTCTGCACGTAGTTCTTCTCATAAGCATCATAAGTATAATACTGTGTATAGACATATGGGTCATTCCAGTTCTTCGGACGTTTCGTCTGCAATTCATAGTTTTCAGTAGTCTGTGCGGATTCGTTATTATATATGGCACAATTTTCACGTATACCTGTGAGCACTTTTTGACTAGCATTACGAATATACTGTGAATCCTTAATTGGATTATCAACAGTAGTATAAGGCTGTAAAGTTCCATATCCATCTGTGAATAGTTCAATAACACAGCGGTCTCCAAGACTTCCAGAACCTAAGCAGTATAAGTGATTCACTGGGTTAAAGTGCTTTTTTATTGTCATTGCAAAATCACTTGAATCCCACTCCTCATCCGTACTATAATCAACTAATGGAACTGCTGATATAAGGACTTTCTGGGATTTGCTTGAATATTTTATATCTAATTTAGCTCCTACTGAATATAACATCATTCTGACGCCTTGATACCAAGAAGCATATCTAGGAAAAGCATATCCATCTATTTCAATTCCACTATCTTCTATATTACCCTCAAATAAGCTACTTAATCCATATTGACTTAATAAGGTTCTGAGAATATAATTAGCATCACCATTCAACATTAAATAATCATATCCTTTAGGTGGGGTTACAATCTTGCTATCAAGTATTCCGTGCCACGTTCTACCTGAATAAGTCAAATCCTGAGTTGATGTGTTAGGACTTATAACATCAATAATTCCACCATACTGAGTATCAGGAATATAAATGAACCCTGATGGCTGTAATACTACATCTTCAATAGGAACTTTTAATTCAAAGTCATTTTCAGACTTACCGAACGCTATATCTAAATTATACTGTAACAATATTCCTTGTTCAACTCTATTAGCATCTGTATAAATTAAATCCATAAAGGTTCACTCCTATCCTCATATAGTTCTATGTCAAACTTAAATGTTCCGCTCCATCCCACAAGCTGGGTTCCAGGTGCAATTTTTTCGAAAGCATAAAAATCTTGTAATCTTTGCGAAAATAAATTTTCTTTTTCACCTGATATATTTTCTTTCCATATTTTTTTGTGAATTGAATCAATGATGATTTTTTCATCACTATTTATGGCGGTGCTTAACACGCCATAATTCCAATCACCTATCCTAATTAAAGGGTTAGCACACGGTCCATAGATTGTCAATTTGAAATGTGAAGGAGCATAGCTTCTCTGTTTTAGTGTACTGAAATCAAGGCTGGCTCCTAAGTCGTATGTATAGTCGTAAGGGTAATCTAATACCGCACCAGCTGTTTCAATCTCATCATCTTTCTGGGTATCCCCAAAACTATAAAGATGTGAGGTCTTCCAGTTACCATCAGGACTGATTAAGTTAAATTCCACGGTTGTGGCATTAACCAATAGATATTTAGATTTTTTAGTGCTACTATGTATGTAGCAGTCGATATAATATTCGCCTACATATAATCTCCCCATTGTGAGATTAAAAATATCTGCATCAAAAAATTCCGTTAATCTCTGAATATTTCTGAGATATTCCTCATCGGTGCTACCTTTTACTCTTATGCTTATCTTTTTCTCAACCATACTTCTCTTGAATGCACTAATACGAGGAAACGTTGTTCCCTTTGTTGTATTAGCCCAAGAATAATCAAATAAGTCAGTGTCCGTTAGCATAAGATAAGGATAGTTCGTCAGACTTAATTTTTCGCCTTTTCCGTTTTGGTAATAAATCTTCATTATTGAACCCCCCTAACTAATCTTCCGAATTGTCTTGAACCTACTGATACCCCAATATTAGATTCCACGAATGCATTGACAGTAGCTCTACCGAATTCGTCATAATTAAATCCGTTATAATATCCGCCACTCAATGTCATAGTGTTATCTAATTTCTTCATTCCGTACCTAAGGTCTCTATTAATCTGGTCCATAGGGTCTTCCTCTTTGAAGCCTACCCATATACCTTGAGCAATGAACTTACCAACTTGGTCTCGCATCAATTTAGAAGGTGATGCTATTCCAAAGAAATCTTTAATGCTATCTACTACGCCACCAAAGAAACCTGATATCTTATCTCTAAGCCACCCACCAGCATCTTTAATACCCTTCCATAAACCTTTTATAAGGTTTAAACCACAGTCTGCCATATCTTTAACGAATCCACCGATTCCTTCCACTATAGCTTTAATAATCTTAGGGATTGCCTTTACAATATTTTTTATTATTTCAGGTAAATTCTTAATCAGTGCCACTAATAAGATTATACCTGTTTTAATAATTTTAGGTATTGCTTTAACCAGAGCTCCAATGATGCCAGTTATAATCTTAGGTATCGCTGTAACAATAGTAATTATAATTCGTGGCAGAGCCTTTACAAGTGACGTTATAAGTTTAAACCCAGCATTCACAATCATAGGTAAATGGTTAAGTATAGCATTAATCAGATTAGTTATAAGCTCTGGAATAACTGCAACTATAGTATTGATTATTTCTGGCAAATTGTCAACTAATGCTCCTATAAGTTCAATACCAGCTTGTATAATACTAGGTATACAATCAAGTAATCCATTTACTAATGCTGTTATAAGTGGGGGTATTGACTTAATTAATGTAGGTATAGCTTGAAGTAATCCTTTTGCTAGCCCTACCATTAGCTGTAATGCTAAACTCACAATCATAGGTATTTGTTGTAATATGAAATCTATGACTTGGGTAAGTAAATTAATCAAAGATTCTAATAGTGTTGGCAAACTCTGTGTAAATGCCTGTATAATGTTTTGAATAAAAGTAGCACCCATCGCTAGGATTTTTTCCAGCATTGGACTATTAAGACCTTCTGTTATACTATCCATTAATGTAGGAAAATTTTCAAGTATGAATGATACTAACTGAGTTCCAACCGTTATTAAAGAATTAAGTAACTGAGGAAAAGCTGTTACTAAGGTTTCTCCGACTTGGGTTAGAATCGTAGGTATCATAGCCAATAATGTCGGAATGGCACTAACAATTCCCTGAACAAGTGTAACCACAATGTTCGCACCAGATGTAAGTAGTTGAGGTAAAACTTTTTCCAAGAATCCTGGCAGTTGAGCCATAATCTTAGGCATTAGTGTTGAGATAAGAGTTCCAACACCCGTTAAAGCCTGTTCAATTCTTGGAAGTATGTTCCCAGCAGCTACCCCAACGGATTCAATGAATTCGTTTATTAATTTATCCATATCAGCATCATCTTGAGACATTCCTGATACGAGGTTAGTCCAAGCAGCTTTAGCTGAGTTCACTGAACCTTCAATAGTTGTACTAGCTTCTTTTGCTGTCGTACCAGTGATTCCCATTTCGGTCTGTACAACGTGAATAGCTTCTGCCATATCCTTGAGGTTTCCTAACTCATATTTCTGCCCTGATAATTTTCCAGCGTCTTCTAATAATCGTTTCATTTCCTCTTGAGTTCCGCCATAGCCCAGCTTCAGGTTGTCGAGCATCGTATAGTTCTGCTTGGAAAATCCATTATAGGCATTCTGTATCATTTCCATATCAGTACCCATCTTATTGGCATTATCTGACATATCCGTAACAATCTGGTCTGCTGCGGTTGCTGCTTCAGTTTCATTCTTTGTACTCTGTTTTAAAGATGCTGCGAAACTTGTAACCGTTTCCATATAATCATTCGCTGACATCCCAGCTGTCTTATATGCTTTATCCGCATTTTTCAAGGCTATGTTTTGGGCATTCATCAACTGTTGATAGTCTTTTTTTGCTTCCTCTGTGCTTTTTCCAACGGACTTAGCGTACTCTTTAGCTGATTGACCACCAGCCCCAAAAAGTGTTTCAATTCCGCCGCTTAGCTGTTCATATGAAGCATAAGCATCAACTGATGATTTAACTAAGGCAGCTGTTGCGGTTGCACCTGCGGCTACAGCTGCTGTGCCTATTTTAGCTATATTCTTAACTGCTCCCCCAGCTGAGGAAGCAATAGAGGAACTTAACCCCTTAATACCATCTTTAGCTCCAGCGGAATCTAATTCGGTATCAATTACAACCTTGCCATCTCCTTCTGCCATATTACAGTTCCTCCTTTCTTTCTATATATTTATGTTTCTGTTCCTTGATACACACTGTTATAGAATAGCTCGTTTATTTCGTTCATAGTGTCAGTTGATACCTGACGTGTATGATGTGGTAGAGCCCAAGCCTTTTTATTTTCTTCACATTGTGCATCATACGATTTTTTATTTTTCCTATAAGACCTCATAGACATTATCTGCTTTATTTTGGTGTTCTCACTCAACCCAGCAAATAAGGCTTTGAATTTGTGCCAGTGCATATCACAAGTAGTTAAGTCTATTCCGTAATCCTGCATAAATGATGCTACGATATACTCTCCATCTTCTATATAGTCCACAATCCTATCCGTGGAAGTGCTATTAATATTCTTCGGAGTAGAATTAGGGTTTGTATAGAACTGCACCAACTGTGGAAAGAAATTCTCCAAGGGTATATTTCCTTCCACATCTTCAAGTAGAAACAAATAATCAGCTAATGGTCGTTCTTCTTCTACCATTGTACTGAACTTCAACCATAAGCGAAAATCTGTTTTTATTAAAAAATCCTTACCATTAACCGTAATGGTATCTGGTAAGGATTTATTCCTAAGGTCTATCATTATCTACTAAGTGTTATTCTGCTGTTACCATCTAATATTCCACTATCGGATATATTAGATACAGCATTTAGCACTTCCAGCAACTTTGATAAATTCGCATCATTCATTTTTGACTCAGTAGCTTCACTATTGTAGTCCGCTATCGGTTGCTGATAACTTGCAACAATTTTCAAATATAAAAGATTGATGTCATTAGGGTCACAGTCATTAAAGTCTCCAATTAACTCGGATAACTGTTGTTTACCGATAAGCTCAGATTCGAACTTATACATCAGGTTACATTTATCCTTGAATTTCTTTCCTGCATTGTTGTTGCTTACTTCAATCTCTTCAATTTTGCTAGCTGTTTTAAAGCTATAATTAGGGAGATTTACTTCTGTTCCATTAAATACTATTGAATACATACACTGTCCTCCTTATATTGTATTAATTCATAGATAACTTCTTGGTTGAAGCTGCTTCTGCGGCTGGTGTGAATACAGGTTTTCCTGCTGTAATAGTATAAGTACCTAACTCAATATCTCCACCCATTTTCATTGAGAAAGAAATCTTTCCATCTGTTGTGGATAAGTTATCAAGCAGTAATGTACAAATGCCTCTCCAAGCTCTAGCAGTTGTTCCACCAAAGCAGAGTAAAAATGGAACCTTACATTCATCACCTGTTGGAAGTTTGTATAGCTTCTCTGCCATATAATCATACATTGGATTTCCTTCATATAAAGCAATCTCCTGAGGTAACTCTGGCTGGTTACTCATAACTTCTTCTACTGCATTCTTATAGCATATATAATCCATTGATTCTGACTGTGGATTAATAGCTAACTCAAATATGGTAGATAAATCAATTCTAGCCCATTCGCTTGCCTTGTATGTCTTATCTTCGGCAGTATCAAGGAACGGAATGAACTGGTCCTTGGTTAGCTTCTTCATTGCATCTGCCATCTTATTCTCCTTTCATTTCCATATAAGTAATCTTGAACTGTCCTTGATATTTAGCCATACCTGCTTGAGTATCAACTGTCACGCTAGGAACAGTTTCAAGAACATCTATTTGTTCTATAAGTACATTTTCCCCAAAATCTGGAAAATGTTTCTCTTTATTCATTTGCTCAATCCATTCGCTAATCGTTTCAAATTCACGATTGGCTTCAAGATTAATTGAGCTTGTTCCTGTATCATATTCTTTAACTAAATCTAATGCAAATAAGAATTCCACTCGTCGACTGCCGTCAATGAACTTATCTAACTCTCTTTCATTTTGTACACTGTTGAGTGAAAGATTGTCAGCTTCAGTGTTAGTAACATTAAAGTATATCCACCTGAATCTCGGTGTATATTCTTTTAACCACTCGGAAATCTTCTCATATCTATTAACCATACTTAATATCCATTCTTTTTAATAAAATTAGTCACCTCAGTAGCAAGTTGACCAGACTTTGCTATACTCATAGCTCTGTCCCATTTTGCTGTAGCTAATGGGTGCTTTTCTTTGTTAAAGTTTAAATTGTTTCCTTCATATATGTGATGAGCATAAGTAGAGTTATATGTTACCTTGAAAGGTTCTACTGTAGTATTATCAACTAACATACCTGTATCCATTGGTACATATGGAGCCATTAGTCTTTCAGCTTGTTGAGCGGTGTATAACCCAACCTTATCACTCTTACATATCTTATCTAATTTTCTAGGAATCTTATTACATTCAAATCTAACTCCCATATTGCTATACTCCTGCAATCTTGAGTTGAATCTTAACTCCATACTTCTGAGGGACTTCTTCTATTGAGCGAACTTCACATACATTAGGCTCATATTTAGTCTTTAGCTTTGTTATATTATTAGGAGTAACTTCCTCTTCTAATTCTTTTCCAAGAAAAATATAATCGCCTTGATTGATTGTGTATCGGGTATCTTTCTGTGTACTATCTTTCCATTCTGAATAAGGTAAATACTTACCAGTGAAAGGAATCAAGACTGTAAAAGATTGACCAATACTAACCTCAGTTCCAACTACATTTGTTACCTTTGTGTTGGTATACTTAATGTCCTTGAGTATGGTCTTATACCACACATCAAGTCCTGTAGCCGAATCTTGATGTTTTAATTTATTTAAAATAGTTATTGGACCCCGCATCTTTCCATCCTCGCTTTCCTCTATACATCAATCCAGGTGGAAGATATAGTCGGCATAAACTATACATTTTTGCCTCTGTAGGTTTTTCACCTATTTCGGTCGTATTATAACTTATGCTCTCAATACCATCAGAATAACTTGATATAGAAGCATCTGCTTCATTATTCGCCTGCAAGACTTCTATACACTGCACGATTAAACGCTTAATGCTAGGGGTGAAAGGTGTACTATTAATCTTGTGCATCGTAATCTTATCAAGATAAATCTCACAATCTAATAATAAAGTAGGGAAGCTATCAATATCAACCTTACCACCAAGACTTACATATTCTTCATATGATAAATGTTCCATAATAACCTCCCTTTCAAATAATTAGGCTTCCTTATTCTCGGAGGACTTAGAACCTTTAGAAGCACCCTTATTTGACTTGACTTCTTTTCCTCCATATTTAAGATATTGTTCTACAATATCTGGATTATCTGTCTCAACTATAACACCACTTATAAGTTTAATTTTCATATAACACCTCCGTCTACATCACTTTATTATGATGTTGTAACTTCTGTGTTATATACAAGAATTGTCTCTGGTGTTACGGCTTTAGTTCCATAGTAGAAGAACAATTCTACTGCCATTGCTTCTGACATTGGAATTCTTTCTGCTGCATATGGTGTACTTCTAATAGGCTGTGCTATTGAACCATCTACCTGAAGAATAAATTTTGTTGTAGTCGTTGTCTTACCAGCTACTGAAATAGGTAATCTAACTGAGCTATAACATCTTACTCCGTGATATGTGAAGAATTCTTCCTGTGATGTGTCCACATTTGAGTTATTCACTTTTGTGTCTAAGAAGCTTCTCATCTGTGAGTATGTAGCAGGGTCAAATGTAATTGACATTAAACTTCTATCTACACCATCAATATAGTCATTCTTAAGTGTTTCAAGAGTAACGATAGCTTCTTCTACAATATCTTGGATGTCTGTCTTTGTAGGTGTGAATTTAGTTCCTTCTGTAGCAGCCACTTCAAAAAATTTTGAATCTAACTCTGCAGCCATTCTTAGGGCGTGATTAGCTGAACGCTTAGCAATAAGCCCATCCACACCTAAAAGGGATACATCTTTCTGTTCAATTTCTTCTACAAATTCTCTATCTGTATCAATAGGAATTGTAACTGGTTTACCTTTTACTTTATCTCCTGCACTTGCACCTCTAGCTGTACCATAGGCTTTAGATGTAGCGTTTACAAATCGCTTTGCTTCAACTGTACCTGCTGTTGGGTCACCAGATAAATCTGTGTTCTTCAGCTTACTAGAAATTGTAGTCTTCTGCACATTCTCAAGAACGCCATCATAAGCTTCTGATAAGAGCATCTTACCTGTTGGGTCTAATAATACATCCAAGGATGTGATTCTTGTTGTTTCTGCCATTTTCTTTCTCCTTCTCTTTCTTGATATAGTAGTTTGAATTGAAAAGTTACCAAATTAATGGTCTTGGTTTATGTTCCTTAGGTTCAGGTTCTGTACCTACATTTCCCTGCTTGCCTGAAAACTGTGGCTTAGGTTTTGTATCTGGGTCTGGGTCCGTAACGAACGCACCAGCATCTTCTTCCTTATATTTAGCCACATAATCATCAAAACCTAAAAGGTCATCACCTTCCATCTTTAATTCTGCTGCCATCACATCAGCAAGGAATCCTTTCTTTGCTGTGTTACTTGTGAATTTCAAGCCATTGGCTTTTTCTTTAATTGCAAACTCATACTTCTGTTTCTTTAACTGGTCTTCCCAGTCTTTTTTATCATTGCCATACTTAACCTTGAGATTATCAAGCTCTGTAGTAAGTGTTTCCAACTTCTCAGGGTCTGCATCCTTTAGTTTCTTTTTTAAATCAGCTAAATCTGTGTCCCTCTGCTTAATATCCTTGTCATATTTTGTTTTATAGGTATCACGTTCTTCTTCAACGTTAGATACCTTATTCTCCAAGCGGTTATAATCGGCGATAGTTTTATAATTTTCTAAAACTAATTTGTCAAATTCTTCCTTTTTATCTTCTGGAATTGATAAACCAAACTGTTCCAAAATGCTATAAATATTTTTCATTGTATGCCTCCTAAAATATCTTATATAGCGAATTTTCTTCGCTCTGGATTTTATTTACGTTACTATTATAACAAATTATTAACATTTGTAAATAGTAATTTGTTAATAAGTTAATAAAAATGTTAGTAATGTTAATAAGTGAGAACAAACCTATTAACATTACTAACACCATTAACAAATGTTATTAACATTTTATGCGAGTTATTAACATAAAAATACTTATTAACAAAGTTATTAACATTATTAACAAAATAAATTTAAGTTATTAACAAAATAATTTAGTATATATGTTGTTTTTTTTAACTATATGTGTTACAATAAAAATAAAATATAAAGGAGGAAGTAAAAAATGAAGATTATAGCTCAAATGGGAAATTCAAATTTCATTGTTGCAGAAAAAGATAAACTATACAATGTCCAAATACGTCCTAAGACTAGAATTATATCTAATATACCTAAATCCGAGAGTTGGATGAAGTCTGGTTATTGGAAAGAGCCAAATGTTACTGAAAGCCAGGAAAAACGAATTGAACACTTAATAAGAGCCTTTGACTAACCAAAGGCTCTTTTATTTTATGCTATACAATTTCCAGCTTAATTTTCTTCAACTTAACAAAATTTTGTATATTTTCCCTGGAAGAATCAGGCAAGTAATCCCACATATCCTGTTCTATGGATATTGTATCTATATCATCCACGGTAAGGTCTCCGTGAAACTGTAATTCAGTGTAACGCATTGATATTTTACCGTTACTTATTCCATCTCCCATAAGGAAATCATTTTTCTGTACATTAGTCATTTTTGTGAAATTCGCTACATTATCATCAAGTTTTTGCCAATCCTTATCAACAGTAGCCCAATCACTCATTCTCCTAGCTGAATGCCTAACATCAAAATCATTCACTTTAGTTGGTGTGATTTGTCCAACAGCACCACCAGCATCCAAACTATCACCAAATGTTAATGTTGTTCTGTCCATAAGATTTTTTTTCTTAAATGTTATACTAGCATCTCCATATTGACTTACACCAACATCACCTAATAAAGCTTCATCCTTGAAGGAACCTGCCCTTAAATAGCCATACTTTTCAAAGCCTGCATCAGTGGGTCTATCTTTCCAGCCGAAAAGATTCTTGCTGGTCAGCTCCCTCAATGATGTGCTTAATGCTCCTCCTGATGTGTTGGTTTCGAACTGTGTCTTGAATTTACCACTCTCAATGATTTTAGGTAGAACTTCTTCTGTATCAATTCTCATACAAAACTGAGCGTCATCACTAGCTAAAAAATCTCCGAAATGTTTATTTACATTCTTAATATTGGAATTAACTTTATCTATATCCACAATGTGTCTACTAGCTATATCGTCCATCCATTTATCTTTTCGTTCTGTGCTAAATGCTTTAAAGTTCTTTAATGTTTCAGGATGTTCCTTAGCTTCTTTGATTGTTTCAGCTACACCCAAGTTGTCCTGATGTTTATGAATATAATTCTGTAATTGGTTGTCACTGTTAGAATTAATTAAGGCATTGAATCTTCTAGTAGCCTCTTCCTCACCTAACGTAACATTCTCCTTCAAGAATATATTTTTTGCTGTGGCTTGTAGTGTATCACTATTCATTGCTTTAATATCTTTCATTGTTAAAGTGTTCTTGATGGTTGGTACCCTATTACTGCTCACTGGTGCCTTAACAGTCTTAGGTATCTTGATACTCATATTTCTATAACCTGATACACTCATTCGTTCAGGACGAGGTTGTAATCCTGACGCTTCACACACTTTTTTATATTGTTCTTGATTTTTCTTTATCTTTGCTTTGGCTTTCTGCATTAATACATCATCGCCACTAGCTTTTCCTGCGATAAAGGAATCCTTAGCATATCTAATATTCGTTTCTATGTTTCGCATCACCTGTGAAGCTTCGTACCTGCTTACTATCTTACCATTAGGGAGTGTTATTTTTTCGTTAGAATAATCTAACATATCCTTTAATTCTGATGCACTGTAAGCAGGCTGACTTACTCCTAATATGATAGGATATGCTGTATGTTGGCAATTTAATGTTCCTATAGGTCTTGCTAAAGAAGCCTGCAATTTATTAAATTCTTTCTTGCTAAATTGTTTTCCTTGAATTGGCTGATGGTCTTCTGCACAGAGTCCGTGGGCAGAAATCTCATACCCATCTGCCCCGAACTGTTCTCCTGTGATTTGTCTTATTCCAAGATTCACTTGTCTAACACCACTTAATATATTCATCCTAGCAGCACTGTCAAGTCTTCTTGTATATCCACTTGCATATTTTACACGCATTCCATCTGTGGATGCTTTGACAAGGGCTTTTCTTATAGCTGCCTGATAATTCTCCATTCCTGAGGAAACTGCATATATACCTCTATCAACAACTTTCCTATAATTTTCGGACATTGCTGTTGTTCGGGATAAATTCTCGAAGGTTCCATATGTGAGTGAATCTACTGACTGAATATATTCTTGTATACGTCTATTTTGCTCAAATGGAACTTGCTCAACACCTTTAGCTGAATAAAACACATCCATATCATCATATAACGATAATCCACTTTCTTTGTACAGCTTATCAAGCTGTAACACTGTTAAATTACACTGCTGTCTCAGCTTCTTATTGATATGGGCTATATTAGCATCCATCTTATTCATCTGTTCCAATCTATGCATATCCGTAGCAGATAATCTTCCCATATCCTTGACGTGTTTAGCCATCAACTCAATGTACTCCTCATTTATTTCCTCGAATGCTTGAGCCATCTTATATGCTATTCGGTTCAGTTCTGTGCTACTTATCATATATTACCTCTACTCTTCTTCACCAGCCTCTGGTTCATCTATAACATTATTGATATCCTCTGGTTCCTCACCTTCTCCAGTTTCATCTTCATTAGATTCCAATGGATTTTCAGGCTTTTGGCTAAATAAATCATTCATCATCTTGTTAGAGCTTGAATCCTCAATCTCCTCAATCATAGCCTTAGCTGTTTCTTCATCTTCACCTGTATACCAAGCACGGACTTCATATTTAGCTAATATATTAGCGTCTAATAATTGAACCTTTTGATTTAATTCTGTATCTGTATCAGTTAATATGCTATCTTTCCAGTCAGTTGTAGTTGCATATAACCCATCAGGAGCTAATCCATATAAAGTAGCAAATACATCCATTGCATAGATGGCATCATTCAAGGCACTTTCCAAAGCCTCTTGATTTCTACATACTGTTATATAGCTTCGTTGTTTAAGTATTTTAATTTCTGTGGCTGTTCGGGCTTCTGATTGTACTTCGGACAAAGACCCACGAGCTAAACCAACTAAATCTTCAATACGCATTAAATAACGATTTAATCCTGTGATATAACTTGTATCTCTCAATGTTGGCGTAAATGCCTTATAGGTTTCATCACTATTAAGGTCAAGACTTCTATATAATCTGTCCTTTACTCTATCCATTCTAGGAGGTGCTCCGAAGTATGTCTGACTAAAGTTGAGGGCTCCTTCATCAACATCAATAGCCATTTGTCCACCTTCATATTCCCAATCCAATCTACTGAACTGTTCATCTGCTTTTTCTATAAGTTTCAAAGCTGGACTAAATATGGATATTCCTAATGGTGTATCTAAGTCTATGTTATTCGCTAATGGAACTCTATAGAACCCGAATAGTGGTCTATCCACATTTTCAATGATTACTGGTTCTTCGGATATATTAGCCCATCTATTAATGCTTGAAAGTGGAACTTCAAGTCCTAAATCCTGCTGGTCATCTTCATCATCACCTGTTCTAAGCTGAGCTTTAAACGCTTTGTTCTCAACTACAACAACCCCTTTTTCTGCGTCAAAGGTCTGCCGCTCAATCTTTGTGTAGATATAATCACCCGCTATGAACTGGTCAGGGAATGCTATATCTATAATATTTTCTTCATCGTCAAATGCGATAGGAATGAAGTTACCTTGTCTACAGAAATCAAAATAAATATTCTTGCCTACAACATAAGGCTTTATTATCATTCCCCCAAGAGCCATCCCTTGTTCTAGCTTATTAGGAAGTTTCTTTAGTAGATGCTTCTGATATTGATTATTCAAGAAGCTTGCTCTTGTGTCTGGTAATGGTGCAGTTGATGATTCATCTTCCTTTGGAACTGTACTTCCAGGTTCTGTGATTGTACTTGTCATTTCGGACATTACTTGTGACTGCAAAGATTGACATATCTCTTTTCCTAACTGCAAAGAATAAATTCCTTCTTCAGGATTAAGCCAAGGGGCTTCATCTTTATATACACTTTTCCACAATGTGATAGCGTCCTTCATTGAATCACTAATGGTATACATCTGTACATCATTAACTGTATCAGTTATGGACTTATATCCTACCATCTTCCTCAAGGCTTCCTTAATCATTTCAATTAATTTACTAAACATTTTATTCTCCTTTTTAATCTAATATATTTAATTCCTTATAAGCCTCTAAGAGCTTAGGGAATTGAATTGCTATCCAATCAACCATAGTCTCCTCGTGACCCCACGTTGTAGAGTGTTCAAAATTACTTTGTAATCCACTTTCAGCTAGAAAAGCGTGTATAATCTCGTGTCGTAATTGCTCATTCTGTAGTCGTTGGAAGTCACCCACATTATTATAATTATCAGTTCTGATTACAATCGTCCTTGATGTGTAATCACAGTATCCATCATAATCAGCATCCTTTAGCTCTTTATATTTAATCTTATATAATGTGCCTAATATTAATATTCTTTTCTTCATAATATTATCTTCCTTTCCTCTTCCAAACTCTTTCCATAGCATATCTAGTCATATCTATACTATGATTATCCATATCTGGAACACTGCTTAATGGTTCACCATCTTTAGTTAATTCATATTCATATTTAACGAATTCTTCTTTAGTGTATGGACATCTAATAGGGTCAATGACTATCTCTACTAAAGATTGAAGCCATTTAATGCCGTACCTAACACTATCTGGACCTTTTTCTGCATTTCTAGCATTTAATCCATAGCTTCTATAATCCGCCACTGACTTCTTCTCTGCACTATCACAAGTGATAATGTCGTGGGTTCTTACACCCTTATTCTCAACTAAATATTGAGCGGTGTCTTTATTAGTGGTCTTATTAGTTCTATATTCGTCAAATATATACAGCTTTCTTCTATTAGCATCATAGTGCATCTTACCCCAATGAAATGGGTCTGGATACCAACCCCAGTCTATTCCCATATATATCTGGTCAAATGAAGCTATTTCCTCATCTGTTATCTGTCTTACTGTTATATTATCAAATACATTATTGCCTGTTCCTACTGGCTTACCTAAATATTCGTGTTCATATGCTTTTGGATTTATTTGCTTTAACCATTCAGCATCATCTATGAACTGCTGTCCTAACCACTCTTTTGGAGCTTCAAGATATGTAGTTTCGCTTACATATGTATCAGGTCTCAACTTTTCTTCTTCTATATAAGCATTAGCCCAATTAGTTCGGCTTCGTGGTGGATTCATAGACTTAAATACTACGAATTTAGGTCCACCTCTCAATACTGACTGTTGAACTGTTCTCAACTCCTGTGCTCCATTGAACTCATCTAGTTCTTCGAACCAAAGATATTTGAAATAGCCGAATTGTGTCTTTACTGACTTTGATTTTTTCGCCTTATCCAATCCCTTGAATATAATCTTCTGCCCTGTAGGCTTATATATACATCTATATGGTGATTTAACGCAGTGCCATAATTCACTAACTCCGAGCTTGTCTATTGCCCAACATATCTGTTCATATACAGAATCTCCAATGGTATCTCCTACCTTTCTATATACAAGAGCATTTGCATCTTTATCCTGCATTATTCCCATCACAATCTCAACACTAATACCGGAAGACTTTAGACTACCTCTTCCACCTATACAATCATAATAAGTGTGATTTCCTTCAAGTATGTCCCAGTGAACATCATAGAACGCTGGACCAATACATTCAGTTAAGGGGATAGTCAATTCTGCTTTTGGTTTAATTGGAAACATATCTACGCCTCCTTTGGACGTGGAATATCATCCACAATCTTAACAGGAATTACAGCAGGCTTTGTATCTACTAATCTACGAGCTAACTCACTTGCAGCCTTTGTTCTGTCAGATAATGATGGCTCTAAATCAAACTGGTCTTGTACTTCACCACGCATTACTGAAGTTAGGTACTCTAATACTTCATTCGCTGTGGCTACCTTTTCTTCATCAAGCTCTGCCATACGGTCTGCGATGTAATTTTGCCCTTTTATACTTTTTAACATTCTACATCCTTGCTGTCCAGCTGTTTTCTCACTATATCCTGCATCTATAGCTGATTGTGTAATGTTGTTTGTAGCTAGATAATTTTCAAAGAATTCAAATTGTTTTTGATTTAAATAATCTGGCTTTAGTCTCTTTCTTCTAATTGTTTTTGGCATTATATATTTCCTCCATTCTTTGTTCTATTATAGTATCAATTCTTCTGCTTTGAATCTCTTGTTTATTAAGGGTTTTCACTATATTCAGTAGGTTTACTAAATATCTAATTATTCTTATCGTACTATATGAACTATATACTATTTTATAATCTCTTTTTAGTATATATCCTTTTACATATCTTCCCTTGTCCCCCGAATAAAATTGGGTTGTATTTATACTTATGATATAACCTTTTTGTTTCAATGCTAATTGTAATTTATATATTAATGCTTGTTGATTTGCCATAACATTATCTCCTTTTTAACTACATAAAAATATAACAAAAAAAGCATAAAATGTAAATAAAAAGAGTACAAACCTGTATAAGATTTGTACTCTAATTGTTAAATAGTTGTTAATATATTAATTTATAGTTATTTGGTTCTATCTTCGCCTCTAATTCACGAATTTGTTTTCTCAACTCTTCCATATAGGCTATCTTTTCTGCATATTCTTCTATTGTTGCAACACCTGTCGCTATCTTTGTTCCGATATAATCATAACTTTTTATCTCTGAATATAAACCTTCTAATTTTCGCAGTATTTCTTGCTGCTCTTCCCAAGTCATAATATTATTACTCCTTTCTACCTTATTGGTAATGTCATTATTCTTCCGTGAATTTCTGTTCCTGTTCCATCTCAATCGGCTTGTCTGTTTCTAGATAAATTCGACTATCCTTGTATTCAAGCGGGTCGACAGCCTCTTCATACTGAACACCATCACGCTCAATGTACATTCCTGCATCCGAATAATTTTTTATAAATTTTTCGTCTTTTATTGTTACTTCCTCTGTAATTAACATAAACTACCTCCTTATTCCCATACGCTCATTTCTTCGGCGTACCATTCTTCATTTTTGTACCAGTCTAAATCTTCATATTTACTTCCCTCAATCGGTTTAATCTTGTTAGCGTATACTGACCAATTTGTAGCTTTTTTAAGTTCTTCTACGAATTGGTTTAGGCAATATATTTCTTCTATATTTTGTAAGTTATCAGTTGATGATAATGACGGCATCTTTGATGTGTTTCTAAATATCAAAGTTTTTAAATTAACCTGCTTATTATTCCACCCAGTTATTGAAGAATCTAGCACTTCTAACATATTTGTATTAGCAAAAGGCGTGATTGGTAATATTGTTAATTTTGGAATTATAAGTCTTTTTAACTTTGCAGTTTGAAAAGTATAATAACCATTACTGCTTATCACTTGTGCCTTAGGAAAAATCAGGTTTTCAATTTGTGTATTTCTAAACGGATAATACGGCGAGCCTGAATCTATTTCTATTACGTTTGGGGCATATAAATTTTTTAAACTTGTACAATTATAAAAAGTTGATGGTGCTATATACGTTAAATTTTCAAAATGTGCTTTTGTTAACGTTGTAAGACCATACAAACTATAAGGGCGCAACCTTAAAATTTCATCATCTGTAATGCTTTCTAATTCGTTAGATAGTAAATTAGATAAGCTATTTTTCTCATTTGTTATTTTTACAGCTTCAACCAATTCTTCCAGAGTTGCTTCTTTATCCTTAAGGATGCCTTTATCCATTAGTATATTTCTTAACTTTTCTCTTATCCTGTCTAACTGTAATATATATAGGTCACTTACTACCGCCATTTGTTCCTCCTTCCTTGCCTAATACATTTTCGTACATTAGGTCTTGATTACAACTATTAATCAAACTATCAACAGCATTATGCACGCTTGTGTCATTTTTGCCCGTGTATTTGTTCATTCTTTCTATTTCATCAGTTATTAATTGCTTAATATTTGCATTTTCTATTGTTGGCATTTTAATCACCTCGCATTACTCCCATACTGCCATTTCTTCTTTGTACCAATCTTCTTCTTCGTACCAATTCAAAGGCTCGTATTTACTGCCCTCAATAGGTTTAATCTTATCAACATATACTGACCAATTAGTAGCAGTTTTGAACTGTTCAATTATTGTTTCTGTCACATAGATTTCTTTGATATTTCTAATGAAATCTGCATTTGCTAAGTTAGGGATTGTTGACGTACTTCTGCATATATAAATTTCTAAATTTGCCTGTGATATTGTAACGTTAAGTCTACAATCTAATAACCGCAGTGTGTCTGCTATAAAAGATTGAGACCGTTGCATTGTTGTACATTTTGGGGCTATAAGCCTTCGTAAAGTAGCAAGATAAAATGTATACCAATCGCCAAAGTTTATAAGTTCTGGCAAAATTAAATTTTCAATTTGTGTATTACTAATAAAACCAGAAGTGCCACTATCTATCTTTTGCACTTTAGGTAAATATAAATGTTTTAATCTAGTACAGCCATTAAAACTCTGTTGCAGTATGTTTAATACATTATCTAGCCTAATTTTTTCTAACCTTGGCATACTCACAAAGGAACCCATTCTAATGCTAGTAACTTCATTATTAACGTATGATGTTAAATCGCCATTCAAGAATTCATTTACACAGTTTCCAGGGTTTAATTCTTTAACCGCTTCAATCAAATTTTCAAGCACCTCATCTTCTTCCTTGTATATTTTTTTATCAAGTAAGATGTTTCTTAATTTCGTGCGTAGATTTTCTAATTTTAAGACAAACTTATCATCTATTATTGCCATCTGCTTCATCCACCTTTCCTAATAATTGCTCATATAATGTGTTTTGATTTTTAGAATATTTGACTATATTCTTCGCCATATCTTTTACTTTTATGCTTTCCGTTGTGTTTCCGTTTTCACGAATCGAATCAGCTATAGATTTTAATGTGTTTTCCTGCACTATATATTCTCTACTCATTAGAAATCTACCTCCTCTGCTTCGCCAATGATTAGATAACGTATGCCTGATAATTCTTCGCTTATAGATTCGGCACTTTTCTGTGTTTCCTCAGCTGCCTTCTGGGTTGCTTCGGCGTGTTTTTCCGTCTCTGTTACTGCTTTCTGTACATCTTCAGCTATAGCTTTTGTCTGCTCGAACAACTGAGTAACAGCATCAATCAGCTCTTTTGAGGCATCAGGACCTATAAGTATTGCCACGTCTCCTTTAACAACTTGTAGCACTAAATCAATATCTTCCGTAGTTACCCCCGATGGTGGTACATTACCTTCAATCAATGTAGTAGCCAATGTGGGACTAATAACTTTATAGAGGATATTGGATTTATCTACAGACTTATCGGAGTAGTTAATCTGTGCTTCTATCTTTACTGTTCCATCCAGTTGTTGTGTCTGTTGCTGAGTTAGTCCTAAGATGAACACGCCTTCTATGTAATCAATAGGTTCCTTTGTTATCTGTAACTGTTCATCTGACCCTGATTGTAGCGTAAATATAATGGAATCAAAGGGTCTTGTTATATCCAACTTAATCAATAGATTATAGGTTGAACCTGCTTTTATCATTTTTCGATTTTTCTCCTTTCTTATGATTCTTTATCCATTATAACATTTTCCTCATCTATATTAAATAGCTTTTTATGTATATCTTCATCTATGAATTTCTTCCAGCAGGTTGCACCCATACCTAACTCTATAGCTTTTGGATTCTTTAATTTTCTTCCACAACGTTTGCAGGTGGTTTGTTCCAATTCATTAATCAATATTATTCCTCTCCTTTTAATTCTGAAAAAATCCTGTTCCATAGTCAACTTTAATAGGCTTGTCTCCTATTATTTGTGTTTTTAATATTCTATCTTCAAGTGAAAGAATAATCATACAATCGTTTAGCTCAAATATTTGTACGTCCCCTTCACTGAATTTTACATCTTCTCCATATTCCTTTTCGTATGCATCTAGCAATATATTTATTAAATCTTTATTCATCTTCATGTTCCTCTTCAAAATCATTTTTGTTAACATACTCTACAAGTGCCTTGTTATCTCCAATAAGCATCACTTGAAGAACTACGATTTCTGTATTATCATCTTGGAATAATCTAGGTTTTTCATCATTAAAAATATATGGCTTGTCTAACAACCCTCTTATGGTTATCTTGCTTTTAGGGTGTGACTTTCTCAAAGTCCCACTTACTGCATTAATGTTATAGTTAAATCTATTTACTGTTGTACTATCAAGCATCTATTCCGCCACCTTTCACGATTTCTATTGCATTTTCTAAACCTAAATCATAAAATATTTCTTGAATTGTGCCTCCAAATCCTTTATTATTTTGTTTTTTACCTAATTGCTCCACCACCTTATCCACGTCATAGGCTGTTGGCTGTGCATCAATAAGCATTTTTCCTGCTTGTCTTGTATCTACTGCTTCACCTAAATTTGAAATCATCTTATTCAAGCTTGGTGTGTTTGGAAACTCATTTGTTTTATACATCTTCAACTCTGTCAACCACAGTCTTGTTTGTAATATAGGTATTCTCTCACTATCCTCTAAGTCTCTACTTAATTCAGTATCTAAAGCTTCCAAGCACTCATCTAATGTCATTTTAACACCTCACTTTCTGCTAGCTTTGCGTAATTCCAGGAAGTCACATGATATTCATCATTTGCTGTGAAGGACGTAGCTCCATCACCCCAAGCATAGACTTTACCGTTTTCAAATCTAGCAAAGTGTCTTCTGTACTCAATATTCTCTTTTTCGTTCTTAACTAGAATTGGTGTATCAACCTTGACTTTCGACCAATCAACTTCTGGTTCTTTGTATTCTGAGAATAACCAATTTAAGGCTTCATTAGAACAAAATTCATTTTTATTATTAAGTAAGCATTCATCACACAGCAAACTACTATCACAGATACGTGGTTGTCCTTGTATTAGTGCTAATCTATCAATGTCTATAACACATAATTCCACTAATTTATCTTTGTAGTATTCAATATTAAGCATAATGTAATATCCTCCTATCCTATTGATTTTAATTCATCAAGCATTTTTGCATAGTCTTCATCTATACTTGCATACATTTCATCTAACTTTCTTGCTTCCAATTCACGTCTTTTCGCTTTCATCTTTGCTAACAACTTCTGCTTCTTACGTTTAATATCCTGTCTCTGTCTGTAGGCAGATAAATCAACTTTACATATAACCTCTTCTGTTACTTTGTTTTTTACTTCTTCTTTAGGAAGAATCTTTGTTATAAAGCAAAGTTTACCTTCAGCTTTTCCAGAAACTAAAACATAATCAGTGGGTTGTATTCTATTGTTTGGTTCGTCATATAAAGCATATGCATATTCCTGCACTGAACCGTCGACCGTAACAAATGCTACTCTATCATATGGTAGTAAATTCAATGCTTGCTCCTTAGGTCTATCATTTGGACGGTCAAAAAGCTCTAATGACTCCACATCTAACCAGAACAACCCTAAAGCCGAATAACTGTTATCTTCTCCAGGAATATGGATACCAATACGTCTAAATGTATTATCATCATCAATTATTTGACGTATTTCACCAAGTCTTCCTATCAACTCATATCTTCCATATATGTCCTCTACTGTGTCTGTGGCTAGAATCACAACCTTGTCACCTATCCTAAAATTTCTATTCATATTTTTTCCTCCTTATCTCTTCACCCAATAATTTCCTACACACTTGAAACCACAATCCCAAGTATCTACTACTTTTCCGTCCTTTATAGCGGTTAAATGATTAGATGTACTCAATATCGCCAGCATATTAGGATTATGCCTTGCAAGCTGTTCTACTGTGTATCTACAACCATAGGCATTTTTAGGTGTTTTCATTTTTACAAAACCTATTTCCTCTAAATACTTATCGAACACTTTCCTATCATTAGGCATCATTTTCATCTTCATACCAATTTCACATAAGCCTGTATATACTGTATCCCAATCTAACCCACTAGCAAATGATATAGCTCTTACTACACAATCACCTGCTGATAACTTATTCTTTGGGTTAGCATTATAAAAACGAAAATGCTCATTATCTTGTCTGTAACTTGGTTTACTCATAATATGTCTACCTCAACTTTCTTTGTTTTTATCTTATGACTGTATTGTAATACATATAAACAAAAAAGTAAACCTTTTTACGCAATTCTTAATAAAATAAAGTAAATTCTTAATAATTTAAAGTAGACAATTAAAAACTAAATAGTCCAAAGCTATGTCTTCATCTAATTTTCCCATTTTTATGCCTGTTTCTACCTTTTGGCACACACGCATATTTCGTTGGCATTCTGTTAAATTGTACCCACCTATATTCTTATTCACGATATATAAGTCTCCTTTGGTCATTCCTGTTCTTTCCATTGCCCCTTTTTTATTTGACCCTAAGGCTAAATAAGCGAACATATTTCTGAATCCTTTATAAAGAATTGATGCAATCATCAAAGCTGATTCTCCCTTTCGTTTAGCCTCGTCTAATAATTCTATCGCTGTATCTGGAAAGCCTGATAATACTGCATCTGTAAGTTGAAAGGTAATATCGCCAATTTCCTTATAGAATGCACCATCATTATCAAGCACTTGAAAGGCTTTATCTGGCGAAGATTCGTATTCTTTATGGCAGTGCATATACTGTTCTATCTTATCTAACTCCAGTAAGATTCTCCCATATGAATGACCACACATTTCTATAATGCGTTCACACATAGAATCGCCCATATTCGCGATTTTCGCTCTTATATAGTTTATTAATATGTTTTCAGATAAAAACGTAAATTCCACGGCGATTTTTTTGTTCTCTTTATAGAATTTACCTCTCTTATCTATCTTATGGTATCGGAGTATTACTATATCCTGTTTTCCTTTCAAAGCACTTTTCAGTGATTCTCCTGCTTTTTCGTTCTTCATAAAGTCTAAATCATCATTGATTATATACACTTTTTTCGACTTATCCAGCGACTTTGTTCTTAACTTATTAAGTACCTGTGATACTGACCCAATACTCACTGGTTTCCCAGCTTTTTTGATATGCTCAATGTATATATCTAATATGCTCTGTTCCTCACCGAATAATATTAATAGATTGGGTATATCATTATTACTAATACAATTCAGCAATTCAACTAATTCCATCAGAATAATCCTCCTTTCTTCTTTTTCGGTTTTGATTTAACTACGGTGTTATTTCCAGCTAAATTTCGGGCTATATTCGTAAGATATGTTTTATCCTTAACATTTAATCTACTATATAGGTCAAATCCTGTATTTCCATCAAAATCATACATACAATAACCATATTGAGTATCATTCTTAACATCAACACCTTTCTGTAATTCTACCAACTGACGACTTAATTCATCATATTCCTTATCTGATAATTTATTCTCATTAAGTTCATAATATAGAATACAGTTAATTATTATTTTTCGCTGTAAAAAGTTGATGCAGGTTATTTTATCCCATCTTCTTGGAAATTTTTGCATTCTTAATCTCCTCCAATATATTAATCAGCATACATTCTATACTTGCCTTTTTATTAATTGATGCTCTGTCAATCTCCTGCTTGCACCTACTTATATAAGATAAGCAAGCGGGTGTAAATAATTCTTTGGCAGTCTGACCTAAACAACGCTCGAACACTCGCATAAATAATAAGCCATCAATCTTATCTGTTTCCGTCTGCTTATTCTGTAGCTGTGTACACGCTTTTAATATCTTTGTTCCAGACTTTTCCTGTAAACCTACTAATACATCAAAGACACAATTCTGTACCTTTTCCAGTTCTTTCTTATCAATCTGCATCTGTCCAATGTTGGAACAGTAATCCAATAAATAGTCATCATCTGAATATGACCTCAATTCTTCTTCTGAATAAGGTTCCATCTTTATTACTGTTCCACGACTTCTAATTGTTCCAAGCATATTATCAATATTATGCACTGTCATAATAAAGTATGCTTTATTAGGTGGTTCCTCTACCACTTTAAGTAGGGCGTTTTTTGCTTCCTGTCGCATATCATCAGCATCCCTAAAGATATAGCAAGTGGGTTCGCTTTTGGTGTATGCATATTCTATGGCTTGTCTAACATCACTTATGCTATTACCAAGAATTATCCCTTGTGCATTAATATATTTCATTATTAACTTAGCAAGGGTTAATCTTCCACTCCCACGAGGTCCTGATAAAATTATGAAGCGTGGTACAGCTTTATTCATTCGCCAAGATAGCAATGTCTGAATATTATTTTTCTGTCCAATCATATTTAATCCTCCTTATTGCAGAATATAAGTAAATTCAAGTCAATTAAGGTCTTAGGGTCGCTATCCCATTTAACTTGATTATTAATATCAACCACTAATTCAATAATTTCCATAATTGACACTTTATTCATATATAGGTAGTCCATCATCGCCTTATTATCCTCTGTTTCGGGAATGGTGACGTACTTAAAATCCTTATATATGATGTATCTCTGTACATCTAATAAGAATTTAGCGAATTCTTTCATTAATTGCTTAACATCTTTTCCTTGTCTATAGGCATCATCAATAATATGTATACATTTACTTTTTTTCGCCACTAAATCATCAAGAAAATCAAAGAATGTTTCAAAATTCTCTGTCCCTATAATATTAAGAACATTTTCTAAAGTTAATTCGTCACAAAGGGAACTGCACTTGTCTAATAGAGTAATGGCGTCTCTCATTCCACCGTTCGCAATTTTAGCGATGTAAGATAAACACTCTCCATAGGTGTGTATTCCTTCTTCTTGACAGATGTGTGCTAACCTATAAACTATTCCGTCATCACTTATCTTCTGGAATTGATACCTCTGAACTCTTGATAGAATTGTATCTGGAATCTTCTGTGGGTCTGTTGTACATAATATAAATATGGTGAACTTAGGTGGTTCTTCCAATGTTTTCAATAATGCCTGCCACGCCCCATTAGATAAGGAGTGACATTCGTCTACTATATATATTTTATATTCAGCATCTAAAGGGTGCTTTTTCGCATCTTCTATAATCTGTCTAATATTGTCCACACCACTGTTAGAGGCTGCGTCCACTTCTATAGGTGTTCCTTTTCCCTCATTAATCATTGTTGCAAAGATTCTGGCACTTGTAGTTTTTCCTGTTCCTGCGGGACCAGTAAATAAGTATCCGTGCTGAAATGTTTTTGTTTTAATTTGATTTTCTAATATATCTTTTATTGATTTTTGTTCTGTCATATCATCGAAAGTCTGGGGTCTATATTTAACTGCTAAACTTGTCTTTGCCATTAATATTCACTTCCTTTCTTGTGGTCCATATAATAATATAGTGACCTTTTCTTTATAACTTCGTTGTATCTAGTTGCTTTATCCTTATAATCTGCGTAGTCCTCGCATATACTGTGACATCCAACGAATCTCTCTGTACAGCTTCTGCAAGGACAATCTGGTCTAGTAATCCGATTACCCATATTGCTTCTCCTTATAATCTAAATAATCAATGAATTGCCTCTCTGATAACACATAGAAATCCTCGTGTGCATCGGGGTCAAACCTGAAAGCTAACACACTTTCTTCCTTTCCCTGTTCAAATGCTTGTTCCTGCATTTTGGTAAGCCACTCATTTTTAATTGAAAAAGATGACTTTTTCGTTGTTGGTGTTTTTGCTTCTATGAAGAAATGTTCTGTATGTACATCTCCACCTCCAAATCTTGTTCCGCCTGAATTACTCTGTGTCTTGCCACCTGTAACTCTTGCTATATGCTGTTCCTGCATATCACTGAAATTTCTAGTTACCATAATGAATCACCTCCGTATGTTTTATCTTCAACGAATCTTCCCAATAATTATTATTTATGTTTACTATTGGAACTTCAGTCTTTCCTTCGCCTAAAAAACATATATCCAGGTAGTTGCCTTCAGGGTTATATTCTAAATACGTGTTCACTATTTCCCTAGCTAGTTGTACAATCTTATCTGTACATTCTCTTTCTTTTTCGTATTTGGTTTGTGTTTCACTAATCACTTCTCCCACATATTCAGCTGTTAGTCTATTTTCTTCCATCTTTTATCTCCTTCCATTCTTTAATTGCTGACTTAATAACCCAGCCTGACCACTTGTTATCATCATCTTCTAATGTCATATAATACATACCCCTTGTTTCCTTAGTCACCCACCCCCACATCTTCTGTGAAGGCATTGGGAACCCGTTGTTCCACTTATCTTGGAAATCAAAGGTAGTAGTGGCTGGTTCTGTCATATACTTCTTAACCTCAATGCTATAACATTTACCTGCTTCCATTTTTTCTTTTTTATAACTAGAGTTTTTATCTTCTTCTCCAGCTAACACGAATTTGAAAGGCTTACCTTCTTCAAATTGCATATCATTGGAAAATCTACGAATCTTATTAAATATATCTATCACGAGTTCTATCTCCTTCCATATTTAATTATTCTATCTAATTCTACAATAGTATAATCAACTAATATAAATAGACTTATATTTACAAGTACACGATTGACACCTTGTACCTGCCACCCTGGAAGTATATTCAATATTACTAATAATAAAAATGAAATGATTAAATTCTTCATTGTTTCCTCCTTTATTTATCTTTGTTTTCTTTAACTTCTGAATACAGTATAACATATTGTAATACATATGTAAATAGACAAATTTAAAAAAATTAAAAAATCTGTAACTTTTTCGGAGTTACAGATTCTTGCTGTTATAATTGACTTTGTATAGCCTTTTCCAATCGTTCATATTGAACAGGGTTACTCTTGAGATATTCAATCATTTTAGGCTTACCCTGAACCTTTTCTAGTACTTCGCCTGTATCTATATCAATTAAGGAGAACCAAGCTCCTGCCTGTTCTATTAATCCCAACTTTATTGCAACATCAATCGCATCTGAAATATAATCTACACCTTCCAAATATTTCAATGTATAAAAGCCTACTTTTCTATCAGGTCTATCAACCTTAGATTTTACCAAAGCAACATCTACAATATTTCCAGCTGGATTCTCGCAAGCTCTGGATAGCTTGTTACCTTTTTCATCAATATAGTAGCCTTTCCTGAACTCTAATCTTGTGCTACAACTATGACGCCAACATTTACCGCCAGTGGTCGTTGTACCACCGTATGGGCTGTTCATATCGTCCCTGACTTGATTAATCCCTATGAATGTAGTTTTAGTTCTGGCTAGAATAGGAGTAATCTTCCGACTGAACTCTGTAAGTGCCATACTTACTCCACCATAGGTTCTTTCCCCTATCTGCTTCTCATTTGCCTGCATTGATACCATAGCACCGATTGAATCTAATATACATAGACTAATCTCACCTGTATCTATTATATCAATTATAAGGTTGAATACTTCTTCAGCTCCCATTGAATCAGGGTCTAAATAAATTAATTCTTCACAGTCTACCCCTAGCTTTGTAGCCCATACAGAGTCAAAAGTGTGTTCTATATCAACGAATAACACTTTTTTGTCAGGGAACTTTCTTTGTGCTTGTCCTGCTAAATCTTCAGCTGTTGTTGTCTTACCACTTCCATCAGCCCCGAAAAACTCGGAAACCCTGCCCACTGGTATTCCACCATAGGTCATATAATTAAGACGGCAGGATGAAAAAGGAATTTTATCTAATTCCTTAAATTCAACTCCTAATTGAATACTACCGACCTTCATCTTTTTATTTATGTTCTTAATAATGTTCTCAACCTCACTCATCCTTATTCCCTCCTAATTCTTCTAATTGATAACATCTTTCCCTACCTATCATATCAAAGGATAATCTAGCTTTACAGTGTTTTCGCTGCACGTCTTCCTCTGATAAATAAACCTGATGACATCTGCACCAATATCTGGGATTCTTGCATATTTTATTGTTCAATCCCATATAATTTTTTCCTTTAGTTGCTTTCTGGTATTCCATTGCTTTTCCCTATATATCTGCTATTGGATAACTCCAATTCAGATATTCTCCTATTCATTATTTTTTTAAGGCTATTAAGCATCTCATAGCCTGCTTCTACCTTTAACTTGACTTTCTTATAGGTTCTTGAATATATAGCCAAAGTTAAGGTTTCATTTTGTGCAGCTAATTCAGCTCTAGCTGTCTTATCTGCCACTGTACCTTTTCCGCTATCCCTAGCTTTCAGATAAACTTCCTGTCTAATGGCTTTACAGGTGTCTTCTTTAATACCTAAATCTTCCTGAGCTGAGCCTGTGAAATATAAGATATTGGCTAATTCAAGAATAGCCTGTTCTAACTGTACATCTGTTATATCACCATTTCTTGTTATTAAGTCTCTTGTGACTTGCATAAAGTTGTCCAAATCACTACAGTATTTCTTCACAAGTCCGTCTGATATTCTTCTGATTGTATCACTTATATTATCCACATTTTGCATTATAGATTCGGCAGTTTTTGGTTGTTCGTCATTTACTTTTATTCCTTCTCTACGACTTGTCATTATAATGCCTCCTCAATATAAGATGCCACAGCTAATTTAGCATTATTAGGTTCACAATAAATCATACACCCAGTTATTGTGCAGTCAACTAATCTACTATCTGTTAAGTCTGCTCCATTTTCTTCTAACCAAGCATCAAGTTTACTACAAACTTCATTTAACTCGTAAGCAAGGCGTTCTCTTTTATTAAGCATATTTTTAACACTCTTAGGTATTTCCATTATAATGCCTCCTTCCATACTCTGCCATTAATAAGGCTTCTGCCATTCCATCGTGGTCTTTTTTGCATCTTTCTGTCTTTTTTAAGTTCACTGTTGGGAATAATCGCTTGCATACATCTATAGATGTATTTTTATCGCTAGTACAACTAAATTCTTTCTTCCATTTCTGTGGAGTAACCAGTTCATAAGGTATGCTGTAGGCTTTCAATACACCCTGAATGAAGCCAAAATTCATACCAAAATTAAATGTGCTTGATACTCCCTGTTTAGGCATTGCGTGAACGTGTTCTAGTACACACTTACAAGCCTTATAAGAAGTGAAATAATCATATAATTCCTTAATTAAAGTCTCTTCTGAAAAGGGGCGAACCATAATAAACTCGTCCTCTATCATTGCTATCCCACCATTTTTTCCAGGGTCAATTCCTATGTATATCATATCATCCCACCTTTCTGCATATAGTCTTATAAGGGCAAAATCTGCAATTCTTTGAGTTATTTGTCTTTGGTGGGGCTATCATTCTCTCAACATAGCCCTCACATTCTGCTATATAGCCAACTAACCAATCTTTCATATCCTGTGTCACCTCGAATATTTCAGGAACTTCCAATGTGCATACATCACGATTTTCATAGGTGATAAAGGCTTTATCCAAATCTAGTGCAGTACAATAGCATATGACCTGATTATGATGCTGTTCCAACGCTTTTCCGTCCAACTGTGCATACTTAAATGACACAACATTCTTAAATTCGAATAAGAAATATTCGTTAGTCGATATTCTTCTTATAATACCATCACACCTAAAAGATATATTCAAAGCTGTGTCTATAAGATGAGTTTCAGCTCCTACTGTTTCCTTGACCTGTAAAGTCCTGCACTTTCCAAATTCCTGTTTCTTCCTCACATATTCAGCTACGTCTACATATTCCCAGTCATAGCCCATTTTCTGCATATCTAATAAGGCTTCCTGTATTGCTTCGTGACGTCTTGTACCAGTATCTGCCATACCTGTTGAATTATATTCCACTAACTGCTCATCTTGTGGAGCTTTTGTCCTAGTAAAATACATATTCCTCATACAATGTAATGAAGATGGTTTATACCAGTTAGAACCTCTTCTCCTATGTTCTTTTTCTCTTCTTTCAATACAACTCATTAAATCAACTAGGAACTTCTTATTTGCTGGAAGTTCTGGTTGACTATTATTAATGAGATTTAATAATCTCCTACTCATTTTAGCTCCTTTCTATATCCACATTACCTCTGCCTGTTCTACTTCCTCACCATCAAGGAACCCTGTTTTAACCAGAATCTGCTCAACTTTGCAAACAGCTACGCACTGTTCCATAGATGTATCTGAATGTTTACATAAGTCAGCTATAAGCTGCATAGCCTGTTGTTTAGTTGTTATAAATCTTCCTAAAATTAATAATTCTTTCATAATAATTACCTCAACTTTCTTACTTTCTTAACTTATGTATACAGTATAACATATGTATTACAATATGTAAATAGTAAATTTAAAAAAAATAGAACCCCATTAAAAATGAGGTCCTATCCAAGAAAAGTTAAAGTATTTAAACAAATGATAATCTTTATCAATTCATATTATAGCATACCCTATATTAATTGGCAAGACCTTCATCTTCTAATAGAGCAATGACCTGAATTACCTTTCCACATTCCAACTTCAAGGCATTTTCATTTCCATACCAGAGCTTCACAGTTTCCTCTGGGTAAGCCTGTAACTGTTCTTTCAACATTGGAATATCCACACAACAAACAAAAGGTTCAAAGTCCTTACTCTCGACATAATTAATAGCCTCTGTTGATGCATCTTTCTTACTGTGGATATTTATTCCTTTTCTACCAAAAGTGAAATAAGCTCCATTCTTATCATAAGGTTCTATGAATAAGGATAGTCTGTCTAATACTGATAAGAGTAATTCCTTAGGCACCTTACAAGACGAAGTGAAAGCAACATCTAAATATGCTCCGATTTCTTCGACTGGGAAATCTTCAATTCCTTCCATAAGGCTCCCCTCAATCACCTGCGTATCTGTAGCAAATATGATTGTTTGCCGGTCAACTGTAACCTTAATATCTTCTTCTTTATATAAGGTTAATAACTGCATCTGTTGAGCTGAAATTAATAATGGACCAAATTCTTCTGTGAACATTCTGAAGTTGTTGAATGTAATAACATTGGCATCTGTAGTGATTACCTTATCATCACAATAATAACCTGTAAGAGATGGATTCTCTAAAGTCTTAGCTAAAGCTGACTTATTAATATTATAAGCCTGCATTATACTCGATAACTTAACTGTTGACCAATCTTCTGTCTCTGATGTATTGCTTCTAATATCAGGGAAAGATACAAGACCATCTTCATCGGAAATCAATGGAATTTTATATGTACCATTTCCTCTAACAGAAAGTACATCAGCCTTTACAGATAAATCAATATCTTCCGAAGTTGTTTTTGAAATTAACTTTCCAAACTTATCTGCATCTACTGTAATGTCCATATCATCTCCAGCTACTTTGTCAATTATAATACTTAATGTATTAGTCATATCTGTTGTAAGCAATCTCAACTTTCCATCCGATAATTTAATACCTAACATTCCAGTTATAGGAATTAAATTATTAAAGGACGCTCCCTTAATTGCTTTGTTTACTGCTTCTTTGAATCTCTGAGTTGCTAATTTCATTTTATTTCCTCCTTAAAATCTTTTTTAATTTTATTTCTTTTTATATTTTCCACTTATTATTTTGGGTACACAGTTATTCCACTTAACTAGATGATGCATCCTATAATGTGTATCACCCATTATAGATATTTTAACCGCGGACGGACAACTCATAACTGAATAGTAGCTTTTAATGTATGTACCTAAGTCTAAATATACATCAGTTAATCCTCCTTTTAACTGCTGTGTGTCAGCCTGATTAATAGATGCTTTTTGTACCGTTAAGAAAACTTTTCCGCGACTTCCAAGAGTAGTATATGCAGTAGTATCTTCATTAATCGTTCCTGTAAATATAAATCTTTTATCTGTAGAACAGAACCAACTATTCATTATTTTGCGTATAGTTGAGCCTTTAAGTAAAGCACTACCTAATCCACCTATATAATCACCTGTTTGAGCTAAAGCCGTACACGTTATTTTTTCCGATGATTCAAGCAAGTCAAACATCACATTAAAAAGCTCATCAGCATCCTTACAATATCTACTAGATAGACTTCCATTATGTTCAAATCTATATCTAATTTCTGTGTAATCATCATCTAATACAACAAAATATTTATAGCCTAAATCTTTAGCTATATCAAATACTGCATTCCTTGCGTATACTACACAGTTCATTCGTCCAAAGGTATCTTGTTTATCTACCCATTTATAGTCATCTTTGTTAAAAATACATATGTTATCTTTTCCATAAATTTTTAGATAAGCACTCAACTGCGGGTCATCACTTCCTAAAATAAGCCTATAATCACCAGCATAATTGCATCTTTCTAATGTATGTAAAGTCTTAACCATATTGGGACGATTATAACATAATATAAAAGTTATAAATTTATATTTTTTCATCTTTTTTACCTCTCGCATTAGTCTCAATGATACTATCTATTTTTTTACTAGCCTTTACATATCCATTCATAATAGCATCATTAATATCAACTATAACCAGTGCTGAAGCTTCCATAAGCTCCTGCATTTCCTTGCTTGCGTGTGGATAATATTCAGCTATCTTCTCATAATTAAATACGTAATGTCGATAAGCTGCAATGGTCAAAAATCTCTTTTCTTCTTCTGAAACATCTGATTTTTTAATCTCGTCAAGTAATTTAATAACCTTACGATTATCATATAGTTCCTGTATGAAAGGTTTTTCACCCTTTATTTGATACTGTGGTATATGTGTGGTTCTTGAGTATTTAGTATCATTAGCCATATAATCCTTTTTATTCACATTTAATAATGACATACCTATATCTCCTTAAAATAATAACTTAAATTATTAATGTTTACTTCAGTAATTTTAAATTTATTGCCAACTGCAATGCTATCATTAAATATATCCTTTCCACAATATAATGTTATTCCTTTTTTATTTCTGCATAATTCAATGGTTAACTTATTATATTTGAAAGTATATGTTTCTGCATTTTTACGATTAGTTCGTATTAAATCATATCCAAAAGTCTTAAATAATTCTACTAAATCAGATTTGGATGTACTAACTTTTTTAGGTAATTCAATAGTTGGAACACTATTTTTATTATTTTCAAATGCTAAAATTCTATCAATAACTTTAGCTTTACTTTCCTTAAGCTGTGTCCTAGCTTTATTGCAGTTAACTTTAACACCTAACTTATCGCATTCAACTATAAGCATATCACCCTTTAATGTCCATAACTTATCTTCCTTACTTAATTCTCTCATATTAGATACCTCAACTTTCTTTTAATTTCTGTATTCAGTATACTATATTGTAACACATATGTCAATAGATAAATTTAAAAATTAATATCTATACTGTCTCCATACCAATTTTTCGTTACTTCGCAGTCACATCTGAAGGGCAATTTGATTAGATGACTTGGTGCTGTTCTCATTAGATATGAAAGACGTTCGCTAGCCTCTTTCATATTCTCTTCTGGACATTCGCCTATAACTTCGTCGTGTACTTGTATCAATAAATGAAAATCAAGTTCTTTCATTCTTGAGTCATTATTAATTGCTATCATCGCTAATTTAGCCATATCTGCTGCAGAACCTTGTACTCTAGCATTAACGCATTGTCTTTCTGCTTGTGCAATGAATCCACCATTATCTTTTATTTTAATTCCTTGAGATAAAGCCTGCTGTATTATTTGATTTTTCTTCTGCCAGCCGTAGGCTCTTTCCAGCTGTTTGATATAACTTTTTTTAACGCTCTCAGGAACTTCAACGGAAACACTTTTACCGAAAGCCAAGGGGTCAAAGTTAGTCACATTCCCACTATAGCTGAACTCATACTGGTCTAACTGCATATCCTTGAGGTGTCTGCGTCTTCCCCAAGCAGTAGTCACATATCCCAACTCTTTAGCCATTCCTTGTGATTCATCAATGAATTTAGCTAATTGTGGGAAAGCTCTTAATACAGCATCGTATATATCCTGAGCTTCTCTTGTTGATACGCCTAATTGTTCGGCAATGGATGGAATCTGTCTTCCATATAGGATACCTAATACAATGCTTTTTGCCTGTGTTCTTCTTTCTTTACCTGCTGGATTTACTGTTCCATCTTCCCTAAACTCCAAGCATTCTTCATATGGCTTATGAAAAGCTAACCCTGCAATAGTAGCATATATATCTTTTCCGTGAATAAAAGCATCTTGCATTTTCTTATCATTCGATAAGTGAGCTGTAACCATTGGCTCTTGCTGACTATAATCTGCACCTATTAATACATAGCCATCTTGAGCTTTGAACATCTTTCTGATTTCTTTATTATGTGACGGAATATTCTGCAAGTTAGGGTCACTAGAACTGAATCTTCCAGTTTTAGCTCCATATTGATTGTAGCTTGCGTGGACTCTTCCGTCATCAAGAGCAATCTGTGGCATCTTGTCTATGTAAGTATTGAGCAACTTATCTACATTCCTAATTCCTAATATCGCTTCACATAAGTTCTTTTCTTTACCTTTAGCAAAATGCTTCAATATTTCCTCGCCTGTACCTCTTGGTGATTTCTTATCAGGACTTGTAAGTCCTAAAATATCATAAAAAAGAATAGCTAACTGTGTAGGACTCGTTAATGATATAGGGTCGGATAACTTATGATTAGGATTTTTCATCTTATAGTTATCAATCTGCTCCTTATACATTGCTATGGCTTCGTCTGCTTGTTGCTGTCTTTCTTCCTTAATCTTATGATATTTTTCGTGTAAATATTCACATATCTCAGAATCTAAACATACTCCTCTGTCTTCCATATTAGCCACGACTGTAATCAATGGCATTTCAATATTCTGGAACACATTATAAGGACCTGATAATACTCTTCTATTCAATAATCCTTTTTGGTATTGATACAGTTCATAAGTCTTAATAGCATCACCTGCTGCATACAAATAAGCAACCTTTATTGGAACTAAATCAAATGTAATTCCTCCGAATAACTTATCGAATGTGAGGGATTCAGTGTCTGTGCTATCACAGTATTTCAAATGCAAGTCTTTAAGTCTGTGACTTTCATTTTCATCTATACAGCACGCACCTAACTGTGTATCCCAATAAGGTTCAAGATATACTCCTAATGTATGTCTTAATACTCTTATATCATATTTGGCATTGTGGAATATCCACTTTATATCTTTTACTTTGTTAAAAAACTCGATTAAATCCTTTGATTCTATTTGATTCTTTACTTTTTGCCCTGTGATGTGCGACTTATGTCCTACAGGTATATAAGCTGCCTTCTTTCCTGGAACATATAAACACACACCAACCAAGTCAATCAATAGAGGATTCAATCCTGTTGTTTCTGTATCTATAGCACATTCTTCGGCATCTGCTATAGCCTTTCTATATTCTTCTAATTCTTCAACAGTTCTGATAAGAATATAATCGTCTTTATGATGTGACAATTTAGATTCAGCAATCATTGTCATTGTCTGAATTTGTGAAGCTAAATTGGTTCCTGTGCGAACGGATGTCCTTGTTTTAGCATTTCTTGTCTTGTTGATTATATTCTTATCCTTAACTGTTTTTCGTGCAAATGAAAGAGCCATTTAGGCTTCTGCATCCTTCCCATCGAAAATAGTATCAAGTAATTCTTTGAAGCCACGAAGTTTTTCATCGGCTTTCAGTTCTTCTGCTAATTCTTCAGAACTTTTTTTAAGCTCTTCTTCTGAAATCATTCCTTCTTTTATGGCTTCTCTGACTTCTTCTTCATCAAATTCTTCCGCTGTAAATAGTGCATAAATAACTGTACTTAATTCACCTAATATGATAAATTTAGTACCTTCTATTTTAACTTTATTTAATTCAACTTTTATCATATTTTCACTCCTAATAAGATATTCTTCTACCACTTCTTCTTGATCCACCTTCACGTCTAATAGGTTCATTATTCCTACGTCGCTCTGATACAGTATCATTATTGTTATCTTCCTGTTGTGGGAAAGAGCCTGTATTAAGGTAAGACATCATCTCGTCAGGTGTCTTATCCAATATAAATGAACCTAAAAATTCAGGTTTTTCAATTTCACTTAAATCCACTGGTTCTACATCAGGCATTGGGAAAATCTCGTATTGAGTTTTCTTATCACCTTTTGCACCTCTTCTTTCAATCTCAAAAACCATATTTGATAAATTAGGGTATCTATTGAATAAGGCTTCAATCTTCTTAATGAATGTCTTACCCCTTTCCCAGATTTTAACCTTTCCGTCTGCGTGGTCATACATAGCTAGAATCATTACTGGTTTAATTGGAATACCTGCTTCACATAATGGACAAGCATCCAATGGGTCATCATATGTTCGCTTACAATCTACATATCTTTCAGTATCCCCAATCTTAACCTTATGACATACGAATGCATCTAAATCTGTATACTTGTCGTATAGAAACTGCACTCTTGCCACATCACCATCATTCTGTAATTTAAGCCACTCGCTTGAATTACCACTTGAATATTTGTCAATATCGTTTACATCAATTCTTCCCATCTTTTTTCTCCTTTCTTATCGTGTGGGTCTTGTTTATCTTTTAGGCATATTTCCAGCTTTATTCTGCCTTTATTCCATTATTTTATATACTGGTAGGAAAATTGACTAGAGTGGAATCGAACCACCTAAAATCCCAACGATTAGCCAACCTAATTAATAGGACAAAAAACATCTGTTATGTAAAAAACAGAAAAAAGGAAAATTCCCCCCACCAACCAGAATAACTGGTTGACAGCCCTTGTTGGATTCGAACCAACGTATGCAGGAGTCAAAGTCCTGTGCCTTACCGCTTGGCGAAAGAGCTATATTAGTGTTTATAGTGTTATCGCTTCACATTGGTTTTTTATTTGTTATCTCTTAATTGTATATGCTGGAACACCATTAACACTTGTAAAGTGATACCATCTACCTGTTCCGTTCTTTAAGAAGCCCATATTTTCTACATCGTAACAAGCACAAATACCATCATTAACTGTTAAATTTGAATCACATTCTCTTGCTTCTTTTAAAGCTCTCCATATAGGAATAAATACACGTTTCATATTAATTACCTCCTATCTAAATCCTTACGCCTAATCGCATACAAATTGTTCTCGCATCACAG